CGTAAGGCACTACAGGGGCAGGAGGCTCAGGAGGAGGGGTATTCCTGATAGCCTCAATCTCGGCTTCACGTTCAGCTTGTAGGCGCGGCTCTAGCTCTTCTCCCCATGCCCTAGCCACTTCCTCGTCAGCCCATCCAAGCCGCGTAGCAGGGTCAATGTCTTGGTAGATTTGAAAGTCTTCTAAAATTACAGCTATTTTCCCCTGTGATTTAAGGATTTGCATATTAAATCCTTAAATGGTAATCCGCGCTGTAATATCATGGCGTAAGTATCCACACCCGCCTGTAGTACCGGGGATATATCCAATCGAATACACCTGAAGGATGCCGTTACTTAGACGAGCCATGCCGGGAACAAGAGTGAGCACCGTAGAAAGAGCTCCACCACCCCAGCCACCAGCAGTAGGAATGTGTGCTTTCCATGAGCCGATTACTTGAGAAGAACCTGTAACTGGGTTGACAAGGGTAGCTGAATACTCTGCATTACCGTTTAATAGGTTGCAATTTACCCACAAGCTATATACACTACCAGCAACTTGCATAACAATCTGATTTCCTGCTGCTGTGTAAGAAGCTGCATCCTCGTAAATTTTAGAGGGCTTAGACATTATGCGAGTGTTTTGAGGAAATGCAAAGATATTAAATTGATCTTTGAAAGCTGATAGCACGGCCGTGGCCGTGGGGTTTGCCTGTTGTGGATAATCTCCGTCAATACCGGGGAATTTCTGAATATACCTCATATCCCCGCCGCTACCCCTGTTCCAGTATGCATCAAACCAAGCATAGCCCCCAATCATTGCTCCGGCTTGTGGATCAAAACCAGTACCGATACCTAGTAGTGTCGGTGTTCCCCCTGCAATCAGATACCAAGTAGTTGAAGCAGCATCCCTATAGTAGAGGTTTCCGTTAGCAGCCTTCACGAGTGAGTTGCCGAACGTTGCAGAAGCAATTACTTTAGTCCATGACCCTGCGGAAACCCTCTTGTACAAACCTTCTTGGGAGGATGCGTTTGATGTTGCCCATACCACCCCTGTATTATCTTCAGCCGGAGTTTCCAGTTTTGTCGTAGTGGCCTCAACAGCCCACACGTTTGTAGTAGGTGAATAGGAGACAGTTTTAGCAACAGATGATGAGCCAGCATAAGCTAGAATCCATATTCCAGCTCCGGCTAACCAAATTGGTTGGCAACCAAGCGCCGCGCCGTTATCCTTGAAGCGTGCATTTGTAGCATTTACAATCGTACTAACAGGAAGAGCCTGCCCTGTATAATAGTGAAGAAACTCCGCTACACTTCCTGATACAGTGGGAGCGCCTACTACTGAATACGTAGTTTTGATATCACTGATTACTGATGTTGTGGCGTTAGCCACTTGTTCAAGCGTGTCTAAAATTGCAACTTCTAACATAGAGGCTCCTTAAATAATGCCGGAATAGAGATTACCGGTTCTTTGAATTGTTTTTGTAATTGTGGCTAGTGTGTTGTCCAGAGAGTCTTTAACTACAACGTCAATCGTTGAAATTTTACCTGTAACGTCTCTGTTATAAACATGAGAGAGCTTGAAGCCACTAGAGAGTATAGTTTGCACACCAGTGAGTGTAGAGAACACATCCCGAGTCACTGTCTGTGAGGCAACAGCTCCCCCGAAGTCTTGTACATATTGCAATTGTTCTTCCGCGCGATCTGTACTGAACAAGTTTCTTTGTAGCTCAATACCCGGTAGGGTATATGTGGTTCCGTTAGAGAGTGTTAGTGTCACGTTTGTGCTTGCTGTAGCATATTGCGTGAGCATTGTAATAACAGCTCTTGCATCCACGCTCATATTACTAAACAGAGTGATTAGTTCTGGTTCTGTCATACTAAGATACCTTTCACGGCGATTGCCAAATTAGCTAGCGTGGCGTCAGGGGAAGCAGGGGCCACGATTGTTACTAAGTCCCCTACAGCTAAACTCACAGAACTTGAGATTGTTACAGTAGCTGCTGTTCCTGCTGCTGCGAATACGATCGTGCCCACTGTAGAACCATTCTTTTGAATATTGAATGTAGTGCTAGCAGTAGCAGCTACAAGGGCTTTAGCTCCGCTACCGGCAGCCCCTGATGGAAGGCTTGTAGCACGATTAACATAGAAGCGCGTGAGCACTTCACTGGCCGTAGGCGTCCCATTCTTGTGTGCCCTAATCATTTCAAGCTGCAACAGATCAATGTCAGAGCTTTGTAGAATCTGTTCTGCTTGTACTGTAGCAATACTGGCTGCCATATTATTATCGTAAGAGATAAGTGCAATCTCTACAGAGGTAATACCATTAGTCAAAACAGGGTAAGCAGGATCAAGGGTAACAGTGGTAACGCCTGATCCAAATGAGCTAGAGGCCACAGGGGCATAGACATATGAACCTGCAATATTTAGGCGTAGTTGCACGCCTGCAATATAAACCCCTAATCTGCTCCCCGGAACACTGAAAGTAGTGCTGGTAAGATACGTAGGAACATCACTGTTATTAATCCACTTGCTAGAGATACTAGAGAGCTTGATAGCCCCCGTAGGGAGCATACCTACCGCTAGCCGCAAGGCTAGGGAGGCTGCTGTTCCTCTGGAAGCTATCACTTCTGTCTCTAGATTAGAAATCCTAGTACGCTCTGCTGGCAAGCCATGAGCATTCAAGTCTGAAATGTGAGCTACCGTAGTAGCTACACTAGAATTGATAGCGCTCAAGCCGTGTGCTGTTAAGTCTGCCTCGTGAGTTGTTTGGTCCTCCTTCAAGGCATTCAAATTAGTGTTCGTCGAAACAATCGTGTCTCCAATTGTTTGCGACGTGTTTGGTTTTGTTGCATCAAATGCCATTGTCAATATCCTTTAATGAAATAATCCATTGTCACAGGGAATGTATCTGTGTTCAGCCTGAAACTTGTGTTGGTTTTATTTGTAATCCACCATTTGCAAGAAATATTAGGAGAGGCTAGAATTGCTGAAATGTTGTTAAAGCCCACCACTGGAACTGTAAGATTGGAAGATGCTAGTGTCACAGTGTCTGCAAATGTCTTATCAGGAACATCTAGCGTCACACCCCCACTTGTAACCCTCACCCTTGTTAGGGGTCCAGTGTTCAGGGATTCCACCACCACCTTAACATACCTGCATGTTACAGTGTCTCCACTTGCAGCTTCGATCCAATCCGCTGTACTAGGATCACCAGATGTAACAAACAATCTTGCCGTTAGAAATGCAGAGTCATTAGCTACTTCCTGAGAAGTGTATTCAGCCAGATACTCGGCAGCAACTTGGTCGTAAATATCTACCTCTTTGCCGTGGTGCTCCACAATCTTATTCAGGAAGGCTTTTAGAACCCCTGTATTGATTGCTCCTAAATCTACAGGATTACTTTCGTAATATCCTGTACCACTACGCCAGAAATCATCTTTAAACCACTCAGCAGGAATATCAGCAATAGCTGTAGCTAGCACGTCTGGGATGTTATAGCCAAAACTTAGTAGTGTAGCACTGTTGTTATCCGTAATAGGAATGGTAATAGAGCTTGGGCCAAGTAAGTCTGCATGCTCAACAGCCACACTAGAGAGATAACCCATACCGATAAACTTACCAGAAGAAAAGTTAATTGGCACATTGGCGATTTCATTTTGTCTGTATGTCCCTACGATTCCAAAAGATTTATCAAACGGCTGTGAAATTGATCCTTGACGATTAGCTGCTAGGATGCGTACATTCAGCTCAAACTTAGGAACCGGCCAACGAAGAGTATTTCCTGTCTGCCGAATAAACCTAGTCACACCCCCCTCTTCCACAAACAGGAAGTATTCTGAAGCCCCCGCTGTAGCATCCCAACGAAGCACCAAGGCTGGTTCGTCTATGCTCCAATCAATGTCTGTAACTGGAGCTAATTGACTATATGACAAGCTCAAGGATGCAAAGTCTAATGTGTATCCACCACCCTCTGAAGGAGCATACAACCCCTTGATTGTGTAGGCTCCACCAATTACAGATTGGAACGGAACACGGATAATGTTTCTGCTATCAGACACACCGACAAGCCTACTAGTAGCGAAGTTATCCGAGTCTTTAGCTCGCATTTCATAATTGACAATAGAGACTGTCTTAGGTCTAAGCACCTCAATTATGATATCTGAGTCCCGATTATCAATTGGGAACGTTACCTTGATAGGCAGGCTTCCACTGATAGAAGATATAGGATCAGAAGGGGCATTCCCAGAGACTACTTCAGACACAACAATGTTTTGCATTGCTGCTGTAGTAGAATAAACTCCAAACTGACTGATTGACTTCACAAACACTAGGAAGTCTTTTGTTGCTTTAGGAATGTCAATGTAAGGCGTAGCCACTTGCCCGACAACACCTGACTCTTGCCAATTAACCCCTCCCACTCTTACTTCATACCGCTCTGCTGGGCTTGCGGATAGCGCAGGCACCCAGCTAATGCGGAACATATCATTAACCAAGAAACAAGTAATCCCTGATGGAACATCAGGAACTTCTTTGAACAAAGCATCAGACAGAGTGTAATTAAAAACCTTACTATCCACGCTCTTACCGAGTGCATTAATCGAAGTAATTACAACGCTGTATGCTCCAAGAGATAAACCTTCAAGTGCATATCCGGGTGACGAAAACTCTTGTGAGCTTTCCCAATTACCATTCTCAGGTTTCCAGCGGATAATGTATCTATTGGCATACTTAGGTGCAGTCCAGCCAACAAGCAATCTTAGGCTTGGGGTGACAGGATTAATGCTTAGTGTCTCCACATCGAACACAACGCTCTCAACAGCTAGCCCATCTAACAGCCCAATTGGATTATTAAGATTCTTTAGGGGCTGCTCCCTTTCAATGTAAGCATACTTTGAAGGATTGTGTGTAACCCCAGCAACATCAAATACTCCGGGCTCTTTTTCAATTACACTGAGTGTTCTGAATAGAGCGGTAGGAATGTCATTGCTAGCTAGAACGAATACACTATCCTGTGCAATATCTACAGGGAAGGGAGGATCAACATTGCATACACTAGCAGTTGATCCCCAAGCATTAATAACAGGAGCATCGTAGATTACTCCATCCACCCCTACAACGCTTAGTGTGTAGAGCTTCCCTTCTTCAAAGAAGAATGGTGCATCCATTAGGACAGTACTGCTCGTATGGGCCAGTACACGCCCTCCAAGACGATTCAATGAGCGCAAGGTATCCTCCACCCTGAAGATATCTCCGGGCCTTGGTAGAGCCCCTACAGCACCTGTAGTGAAGCTTACTACATCCGTGTCGTAGCTGTTGGTGTAGAGAATCCATTCTCCTGCCCGTCTTGCCATTGATTCACTGGTACAACCGAAAGCCACAGTACTGGTGGCATTGATATACCCAAGCTTTGCAATGTTGTTGATATCTTCTACATAAGTTGTAGCTTGTCTGTAGAAGTCAAGAGGGTTATTCCATGTTACTGTTACAGCATTAAATCTGGTTCCAACATGAGAAGACTGGTACTGAAAATTACCTTCCTTTACGTTAGTATTGTTGAAGAAGAACTTAGGCTCTTTAGGGCTATCTTGAACAGGGATAACACTGCCCGCACCCCAATAGCTCATTCCACGAAATACAGTAGCCATATCTGTGATAATCTTGTAGGCTTCTTCTCGTGTTTGAATATACAGATTGCAAGTGAAGCGCGGCTCAAAGCCTCCCTTCCCATCAGGAAGAAGTTCTAGCTGTTCTGTCTCAGCATTCCAGCCATCACAATATTGGGCAATCTTGTACAGCTCCCACACATCAACAGTCTCAGGGGAAATTCTGTCCCCAAGGCCATAGCGTGTGTTTGTTAGCAAATCATAGAAACACCAAGCAGGATTATCAGTCCATTCCATCTTCATGTCTTCACGACCAAGCCATACACCTGTGTAAGTGCGCTGATATGGATCGTAATTGTTAGGGACTAATACCCGCAGCATCTTACATTTGTAGGCTCGTGAGGGGATAGATTTGAATTGTGAAGCATCCACCTGCAAGCCACACAGCACACTTCCCGGATAACTAAGTTTCTCTTCTTGCACTGCTGTAACAGCAGAGAAGTACAGCTTACTTTGTTTCTGATCCGTGTCTGAATTAGGAGATAGTCTTGTACAGCGTACAATGAAGGGGCTAGTACCAGTGATACGGAAACTAGTTTGTTGTTCGTAAGTGGCTGTAGCTTTCCCTGAAATCTGTTGATGCTCAAATGGAATTTGCTTTTCAGCATATACTTCAGAAAGAACTAGTTTAGCCTGCACGTCAGGAGTCTTTCCGCCTAGAACAGAGCTAACAACAGCTTGGTATTCCACCACACTTGCTTGACTATATTCCTCTCTAGGAAGCATCCAAGTTTGTGACCGAGAAATAGTTTCTCTGTATAGAGTGGCCCAAGGACCACCACCAATACGTTGATTAAAGTCGATAACACAAGGCAAGTCTTTAATGTTCTGCCCGTAAGTCTCTACACTCTTCGGTAGAGTTAGATCAAACTTAGGGGTATAGAAGTTGTACCCTGTTAGCGTGGAAGGGTTCTTCAGCGTTGTATAGGTACGCAGGTAGCCGGGAATTTCACGGAACGTGAGGTTATCGCTGCTGTTATACTCAATCTTGTACTTAACCTCATTGCCATGAACGTCCCCTGTTGAGGGGTCCATACTAGATAGCCGAGGAGTGGATACAGTGACACGAAGACTGTCAATTGATACACCAGACACTACCGTCTCAATAGGAACTCCCTCTAGGAGCTCTACACCTACAGCCTTAACACTTTCAATTGTGTTGGAGATAGCCATACGAGATTGATCTAGTGATCCATCCCTTACCTCAATAGTGTATCCTGCAAAGTTCTCTGTACCATCTGAGGACACAATAGGAACTTCGTCTAGGTAGATTCTATTTAGGTTTGGCTTACCACTTCTGAACTCTTCCCATTGGCCCTCACCCAGAAGGTCAATTGTAGTGGCAAAGGATTTGCTGCGAAGGGTGTTAGGGTCTTCTACAGCAGCCCTTGCTGTGCCTCCTGAAGAGCTTCCTCGCCCTACAATTACATCTGACATTCTTTTCTCCTTAGACGGGAATTTCTTTTGTTGTTATACTTGCTGAAATTACTTGAGAGCCTACAATCATTTCTCCGTAGCCGATGGCTACAGGGTTTCCTTGTTTCGTAACATTTACAGGGCCAGAGAAGACATAGCTTGATGTGTCTATCTTCTCGTCGGTCTTTGCTGCTGGCGACTTAGGGGCCATTAATTCAATAATGCCTCCAGCAATTAGGGAGAGGCCAAGGGGGACTAAATAGCCGGCAAAGGGGGCACCAAACGGAGTAAAAGAAACAATAATAAGGACAACACCTACAATAATTCTTGCTGCTGCTCCACCACCTTTTACGCGAGGAATGATCTTAATTACGCCATCACCACAACGATTAAAATCATTAGCTGTGGCATCAACGTTGTACTTACCGTCCCATACCTCATACCCCCTAATCTTATCGCTGCTGTCCATTACGTACTTCTCAAAGCCTTTGAAATTAGCCTTTAGAAACTTCACAGCTTCCGCTACGGAATTGACATAAGCCTTATGCTCTTTGCCAAACTTCTTGCCTAGCTCTCCATAAAGTTTTATTGTTCTAAGCATTTATGCCTCACTATTAATTTTGTTCTTTTCATATACTCTTGCCCGTAGACATCCTTGCTACTGAGTCTTCCGGGGAGGTGGTGTGCAATAGTGTTTCCCCCGAGATAAATAGCTCCATGAGAGACTATCTGATTGGCGAGACACATTAGAATTACGTCCCCCCTCTGCACAGAGCTTTTAGGGACGGGGCTAAAGCCTGCTTTCTCGAAGTTGTCTAGGTAGAGTTCTTCTCCGTATTCCCAGAACTTTTCTTTGCGGTAGAAATCAGGAAGGACTATGGCGTGCTCTTCTTTGTACCAGTCTCGAATAAAGGAATAGCAGTCATTGACGTGCCAAACGTATTTCCTTCCATACAAGGCTTGGGTAACAGCAGAGTTATTAATATACACTACCCTACCTGTGGAACACTCTGTGAAGTCTAGGATTAGCCAAGTGATACCGTACCTCTGTTGGCTCTCTATATCGTATTGCGAAGGGGCAGGCTCAACACCGGGAGGATGTGAATGAACGATGTAGGCAATCTCCCCTGTGTCTTCTGCACTGGCATAGTCCTTGGTATCTATTGCAAACTCAGTGGAAGGTGTGTCTGAAGCATTAGGGCAAGGAATCCACCTGTATTTCCCCTTCACTAAGATTATAAAACCACACGCCTCTTTAGGAAACTCAGATACGCAGTAGTTTTTTATCTCTGTAAGCAACTTTTCAGATACGGGTTCCATTATCGGAAATCCACTAGAGCACTGCCCGGAAACCCCCCGAAGCGTAGTATTCCGTTCTCACCAAAGCGTTTCTTACATCCACTATCTATTTGCTTGCTGCACACATCTTCCCACTCATTTTCTGTAGCTGTGCCATCAGCTCTTGCTACAGGAGGACCAGCATATCCACACTCTTGCCCCTTATACTTGAATGGACAGATATTGGCTAACACTTGCCGCTTTGGGAGCATGACCCCTGCCAAGTCGAGCGCGCTTCCTAGCTCAAATTCAACGTGATTTCTATTCTCTGCTGTCTTCTGAACAATAAAGTAGATTTCATCAGGAAGATACTCACTTGCATTGGCGTTAGGGTTTCCTGCTGTGAAATTTACAGCGTCTAAATATCTGGCGGATGTACGCTTACGCACGACTCTGCTTCCAATAAGATCATCATACTGTCTGACTAGATTACTCAATACTCCATTAGCATTTGCAACAGACATCTTTGGACGTGGAAACTTAGAGCCGTCATACTCAAACCCCACTGCTTGCATGGGAAGGGCCGCATAGGCATTACCTTGCCAAACAATGTTTCCATGAAATTGATTCACGCCTGCGTGAAAGCGGAATAATCCAGCTCCTAGTCCTCCTGTATCAATCTCAAACAATTCGATTGTTGCATCCTGAGCAAAAGCTTGTAAGTCTCCATATAGGTTCATGCTGACACCGCTTCAGGAACTTCTCTCAGCGTGCAGCTAAGTACCCACCAACCAATACTTTGATAGTCGATATCATGCTCTTCACATACAAACACTGCATCTCTTCCACTAGGAGTGGTCCAGTGAAAAGCTTCTACAGAGTTTCTAGCCTTCAAGAAATCATCAATAGCAGTGATCGTTGCAGGAGGACGCTTAAAGGTCAGCGACCACTCTTCTAGAGAAGTGTTTAGTCCGTCTGTATATCTTTGTTCGTACCCATCTCCATACTGCATCTTTTGAATTCGGGGCTTAATCTTCTTTCTTGCGCTGTAGTCTGGCTGATAGTTTAGTGTTGTCATTCTCTTTCTCCTTCTTTACTATAATTATAACGTACAAAGGGGTGAAAGTCAATAGGATGGCGTAATAAAAGGGACAGGATTTCTCCCGTCCCTCTCATTTATGCGGCCTTCTCTAACAATCCTCTAGGACGCAGCTCTTCTACAATCACTGCTCTTACCTTGTTTCCGATAATAGCTCCCATAGCTGCCATATCACTACTGCTTCCCTTAGAATCTGTCTCAGTGTTTCCACCGGGATAGATGTTTGTAATGACAGTGACACTATTTCCGCCTGAGCCACCACCCCCCTGAGCCATAACGCCGAGTTTGCCGCTAGGAAGTCTCTTCAAAGGCATAACAGCTTCTGGACCGGCTTCCCCTGCAACATTAAGGGTTCCACCATGAGCGAACATAGTGGGCTTAGTGAGAACAGAGTTTGAGAAAGAATTACCATTAGCATTCTTTTGAATGCTATTGCCCACTCCCCCTCCTGTGTAGTACTGAGGGATTGTGCCACCACTCGCTGTTTTACCAAATGTTCCACCATCAGCAAACCCGGTGACGGCTTGAATAGCTTTTAACAAGAGCATCTTAACAACCATTTGCTCAATCATTTTCAGCACACTAATAGCAAAATCCTTGAAGCTGAATTTACCTGTCTCTGCAAACGTAGTGATTGCATCAGACATTAAGCCATAACTGGAGGTAAATGCCTCTTGGAACATTTGCTGTCTAGTTTGGAGGCCGTTGTAGAAATCAATAGAAGCTGCTTTAGCATCTTTATATAACGATTCTCCTTCTTTGCCTCTTGTGAGCGACCTAGATGTGATGGCGTTCTGCTTATCTTTCAAAGACTGAGCGAGTAAATCTTGCTCAAGTTTTAGTTGAGCAATTTGCTGCGCATCACCCTTAGCCTTGTTCATCTTCTCTTGAGTCTCAAGCATCTGTTTATCGTAAGTAATCTGAACAGCAGAGAGTTGCTGACGTTGTTGCATTTCTGCATTGCTAACCCCGAGCCCTTCATTCTGCTTGTCTAGCTGACGATTAAGCTCCTCTAGCTCCACGGCCTGTTGTCCCGGCATAAGAGCAAGCTTCTGAGCTTCTTTAGCAAGCTCCTTTTGAGAAATTATTTCTTTTTCTAAGGAGGACTGTCGAGCTAAGGACAAACTTTCTAGTGCTGCTTGATTTCTTTCCTCCAAAGAAAGCTTAGTGTTAGCACTAGCAATTGCAGCCTTTGCATACTCTTTTTCAGACTGTGTGTGAATATCTGTGTAGTCACCAGTGAGTTTGATATAAGTGAGCTGTTCTTCAAGGCTCTGGTTAGCAGCCTCTGTAGCTTTACCTACTTCTCTCCACTTATTAACCCCATCAATAGAGCGTTGAGCATCATTAACTTGAGTTTCAACCCCAACAACTTGCTTCAATACTTCAAGTTCTGCTTTGGCATCTGAAAGTTGCTTGCCCTTTAAAGCACCACTGGCAATAAGCTTCTCTGTAGAATACATTTGCTTTTGCTTGTCAGAAATCTTGTCATATACATCGGGGAATTTCTGTAGGAGGGAAAGATTCTCTTGCTGGGCTTGTAGTTCTGCTTGTAGTCCAGCAAGTTTAGAGGCGCCTGCAACACTAGCCGGCTTCTCTTCCATTTGCTTCTTAATGCCAGCATTAATCTGAATCTGCTTGTCAATGGCCTCTTGCTTCTGGTCGCCTTTTAATATAGTGGTAGATTTCAATGCAGCTAGTGCTTTTTCTCCCGCAAGTAGCTTGTTGGTTAGGTCAAGCTTCTTTGCGTAGGTAGGAAGCTCTGAAGATTGCACACTAACAATTTTCTTGATGGTATCTTCTTGATCCCTTAAACGATTTGCTTGCTTTTGCATTGCTTCGTCAAAGCGTAATGACATCTGCAACCGCTTCTGCTCTTCTTCAAGGGCTGCCTTGCCTGCCTTATCTAAAACAACGTTACCGCTTTTACCTTGGTCAAGCTTACTTTGAATTGCTCTCAGCTTGTCTGCAACGGTAGTTTGTCTTCCAACATTAGCAATGCTGTCCCCTAGTTCAGAGAAAGTAGATTTAACACCTCGCCAAGCTCTTTCGACATACCCAGCACTAGCTACGGATTCCCTAGCCATCTTGTCCTGCGCAGAAGCAACGGCCTCTGTGGCAATCTGCACAGCTTTTAATGTGTCTCCCTGCTTCAAAGCAGCCTCTACATAAAGCAGAGTGCTTGCCGTAATCGCATGTGTCTGGTCGTCAAATTTCTTTAACGCTTCTAGGGGGGACTTTTGAATGTCTGCATAAAGCTTAGAAAGCTCTTCAACAGATTGCCCTGTCACCTTACTAAACTTTGCAATAGTTGTGGCTAGGGATTCAAAACCGATTCCGGCCTTTATTCCAGCACTAGCCATAGCTGTTAGGGTTTCAGCAGCAAGAGCACGAGTGCCTACGCTCTTTTCCATTTCCTTAGTTAAAGTGCTAAACTGGTCTTTGTTAATACCTAAATAGTTGTTAGTGAGAGCCAGCGCCTTACCGAACTCGGAAGCTTCGTTTGACCCCTTAATAAACCCATAAGCCATTATACCTACAGCACTTGTTACAGCACCAATTGCAATAACAGCAGGCGTGAGGAATTTTGCAATCATTCCTCCAACGTTCTTAAACATATTGCCGAAGCCGCCGAACATGTCCCTGAGCTGACCACCCTGTTGAACCATAATCAGGAATGGATTCTGACCACCTGCAAGCTGTGTAACAATATCAGTAAGTTGAGCTGGCACCATACGCATTGCTTGAGCTGTAGCCTTAGCAGACATACCTAAGTGTTGTGTAGCCTGTGAAGCACCTTTCATCTGTGCAATGTAGGGAGCCATTGAAGCAGAGATACCTTGCTGTGCAGCTTTATACTCAAGCCATTCGGCCTTAGTTCCTTTAACTAAGAAGGCTTCACGTTCGATCTGAGCAGCAAGGCGCTTCTGAGCCTGTGTAAGCCCCTCTGTGCCACTAATATCTGCTGATCTGTCACCACTACCGCCTGAACCGCTAGAGACTCTTGTAGAGCCTGTAGAAGCCCTAGAAATTGATTTGCTAGAAGCAGCAATGTCTCCAAGCATTCCAGAGTAGCCCTGCATACTGGCTAGCACATCCCTAATCTTAATTAGGTTAGTGTGGAATACTGCAAGCCCTCCTGCTGAGTTGTATAGTCGCTCTGTGGCATCAGCAAGCTTTGTGAAGCTATTTGAGAGTCCCTTAAAGTTATTGCTGCTTTCTGTAATCCCTTTGAACGTTCCCTTGATTCCTCCAATAGCTCCAGAGAGATTAGAAAACTGTGCAACAGACTTACTAAAATCTACATCAGATAAACCTTGTAATACTTTCTGTGCGCCCTCAACAGGAGCTTTAGCATTCGTAGCCGCTTTAGTTAATCTTTCCAAATCCGTAGCGGCTGTCTTAACCCCTGTGGATTTTACTGTAATCCCTAATGCAAAATCCATTTCAATCTCCTATGTACTGTTCTTCTTATTACGTTCTTCCATCCAAATATCGTCTAGCAAAAATATAACCATTGTCTGTATTGGCGTAGGAGTAATAGAATGTAAAAAGGACCATGCCACCATCTCCTGAAAAGATAGTGAACATGGCCCTGAGTCATTCATTTGCCTTCTATTACTCAAATCTACGAAGTCATTCCAATAGCCAACTAGTTCAAAAGGAATCTCTAGCTGTTCATACTCTAGAAGTTCTGGAACTATTACACCATCATCGCGTAGTGTTTTGTAGTGAGAGTATAGAGCTGTGCCATCTTTACCGGGGAGCATTATCTTGAATGTTTCCCTAGCATAAAGACACAGCTCCTCTATTTTCCCGCAAGCATTGCCTCCAAGTCATGGATAGCACCTAAGACTTGAGTAGCAAGTACAGGGTACTTGGTGTACATTTCAATGGCATTAGCTTGTGAGAATTCAACAGGCTTGCCATCTACTTCGACACCTTTCCAGCTTTTCGTACAATCGGCTAGTAGCTGAACATACATCTCTGCCACAACATCATCATCAACTTGACCCTTGCGCTTGCGAGCACATTGCATCTTGTAAGCGTCAATCTTTTCCATTGCTTGCTTGTAAGGGCGACTACCAACACCTACCACTTGTACTTTACAATCCGTTTCCTCTTCCGTAATCGGGTGTAGGAAAATATACTCAAAACCTTTTTCAGCAGCGCTGAGTGTATCTACGGTAGAAAAATCCACGTTATTTCCTTTATTAGTATTATAGTAGTTAAATAAAAAGAAAGAGGTAAGATACGCCTACCTCTCTGTAAACTTATATGATAAAACCCTCTCAACATGAATATACCTAAGTATAACACGTCAAGAGGGTATTGTCAAGTATTACAGACTAGTATCCTGTAGGCAAACCGTCGAAACTTCCTTAGTCGTATCAGTACCATCATTCAGCAACGCAGTGAATTCGATAGACTGGACTAGCCCGCCCACTTCAGCATCACTTACAGGAGCACCCATGATCTTGATGCGCGGGAACTTTAGATTGAAAATCTGACCAGTAGGACCATCAAGACGGAACACTAGGGAGGTATCCGTTTCGTTAATGAATTGTTGGAAGATAGTGTCATCAACGAAGTAGGCTGAGAAGCTCCCCTTAGCAGTAATACGGCCTAGGAAAATATCAGCAGCAGTACGAGTACCGATAACAGTACCAGCTTCCATTCCACCATCAATTTCAGCAGAGATAGAAGTAACCGTAGCAATCTTAGTTCCACCAATGTACAGAGCACCAGCAGAGCCAGTTAGAACACCTGTAGTAGAAGCTGCGGCTGGAGTAGTGAAGTAGGCAGAGCCGGTGGAGGCCATTGATGCGCCCATCAGACCAAACTCTACAGTTGCCATTGCATTAGGATCAATCTTAATGCTAGCAGAATTAACCTTTACACCAGAGGCAACACGGCTTACTGAAATGTTGTCATACCACTGTTCAATTGTGAAGCTGTCATTTGTGCGACCTGACGGAAGTAGCGGAGTAGAAAGCTTCTTACCCTTAGCTACAACAGTAATGGAAGGGCCAGCAGCCTCAACAACGAAAGTGGTATCTGCTGTAAGGACAAGGGCAGTTACAGCAGTGATAGTCACATACTTGTTATTAGCACCAGAGCTGACAACAGAGCCGGTAATTTGTACCGTATCGCCTACCTTGAATCCATCAGTAATCCACGAGCCAACAGAACGAACAATAGTACCAGTAGTAAAACTGATAGTAGTAGCAGTAGTAGTGCTGCCAGCAGTCCAAGCGCCCCGGAGCAAAGCTGCCCAAAAGAGGTCATAGCTGCCACAAGACATTTCTGCAGAAAGCTTACCATCCACTTTATCTGATCCGTTACGCGCATCTAGTGTTTGAGCTGTAGAGCTAATTTCCGCTGATTCGTATGAATCACGAGTTAGGTTTAGGTCTAGTCCGACCCGACGATAGTACTTGCCTGAGTTAGCTAGGGGTTTTACGTTCCACGTAGTCTCCTTGCTGATGACGATTTGCTTATTTACTCCGCTCGGAATAGACACATTTTATCCTTTATAATCAATTAGTTAGTAATAACATCTGTTCTGTAATATGCAGAGACAGCGACAAATATGTAGCCGTTCATAAATCCCGGACCAGATTGTGTTGGAGTAGTTTCAATATTCACCACAACATCATCTTTTGTAATGGCAAGCCCTCTAGGAAAGAGATTTACAATTTCATCAGCGAGTGTTTCAATTGCAGCCATTCCTTTATTTAGTCCTGTGCTGTAATACACTACTCTGAATATCCCGGAGTATCTTTTATGCAAAGCCCCAAACGAGGGGTCTTTTGTAGCAGTAGGAAATAGGCTTACTTCAATATAGTCCCCCGTAGGAGTGAATGACTTATTCTCTACAGCTACTGGAACACTCTTAGAAGCAGCAAACACAGCTATACGTGATTCGAGAGCATTTCTAATTTTTACTTGCGTTGCCATTAGCTCCCCTTATAAGTTATTTGCAATAGCACGAGCTATAGGTGCTGGACCAGCCATCTCAAAGAGTCCTGTTGCATTAGCGATTGGGCGGTAAGGGCCAGTTAGCTTCCACCCTTCATACTCAACGTTCTTTGCATAGTTGAGTGCATTAGTCATAAATGCGGCATCATATTGCAGAAAGAAATCGTCATTAATAATGCTTACGATTTCTGCAATCTTGTTACCCTTGGTGTCTATGCTGGTTGTAGTGGATAATCTAGGAGCAACACCAACATTCCAATTAGCAATGAAACGCCCTGTAGAATATCTACCTGTAGGCCCTGCCCCACCTTCTGGCTCTGGAGAGTATCTGACAACATCGGAGAAAAGCCTTCTAGCCTTATCCGCAGAACCAACAACAGCTTGTTGTTTAACTTCTTGTGCCCACTTAGCTATATCCATGAAGTCATCTGTTGCCATACTATTTCCTAACTAACAGATCAAACATAATTGGTTGAGCGCCTGTTAAGTTGTATTCCTTAACAAGCTTAATGGTCCATTTATTTCCAACACTATCCACGATGTAATCCCCAACAGGAGAAGGGTGTCTAGGGAATGTCTCAGCACTCATGTAACATTGTTTATCGTTAGATTCTATAAGCGAATTTGGCTTAGGCTGAAGACCATTAGCCAAGATTGCAAAGTCTAGAAGAATAATTCTGACAGGAGTAACTACATCAGCAACAGGAGTATTGATACCCGTAGCGTAATTGTATGTACCACCGCTCATATCTACCTGATGTAGAAAAGCAGATTGACCTTCCCTGTACAGCATCCTCATTGCCATTTGATATAGACCAGTGCTTATCGTCATGGCGACTCCTAGAATGTACTGTAGGGATTGTCTAGCTCCCCTGCACCGCTACTGTTGTAGGAAGGAATCTTATTCTGAATGATTGTGCAATCGTTGTTATTCGCTTCTACTTCAGCTCTATCAATTCCTGCTGCGTAGATACCTGCGTTAGCAAACAAACCACCAATAGGGCTCGTAATAAACTCTTTGATGTACTTCATATAATTGTTGAAACGTTCAGAGCCCCACAACTCAATACGATCTAATCTCTCATGAGTCTGTTGAGACAGAATACCTAATACGTATGTTGCACAAATCTTAGAAGCTGCTGCTTCGTTCCCTGCGTTTTGAGTAAGGGTATATTCGATAACATCATCAGAAAGAACAGGAAGGTCTGACCAGTCTGCGATATTAAGTCTTACCCTATGAACCGGGTTTTCTAAGTCAAGAACCATTTTCTCTCCTTTACTATTCTGTTAAATGCCCCCTCAAAGAAGAAACATTTAACAGAAGGGCTTTCGCCCTTCTGAGTATTACAACAACTTAGTTGCTTGAGAAACCACGGCAAACCATGGCAGGGCGCCGAACAGCATTCAGGAAGTTGGTTTCAGATTGAATTTCAATCTTGTCGTTACGAACTGAAGGATATTCAAACGCATACATCTTTTCGCCAGTAGTACCTAGCAGGTCGAAACGTGAAGCAGGCGCAAAGTAGGTTTGGAAGCAATCACTACCAACCGGAACGAAGTAGGCGTCACCAGCCGGAATTAGCGGAGTGCCTGCATAAGTATCACGCATTTCAATGTAACGGATTCCACCGTGGGTGAATTCACGGTGCATGGCAGTTGCGCCACCAGCACGCTGACGTAGAGGCTCTTGCGTGCTGTTGTAGTACTGGTAGGCGTTCTTGATATTGGCGTGTGAAATTAGCTTGCTGAAGAAGGTAGGTGAGCAAAGGCCGATAATGCCATTTACAACAGTACCAGTGGAGTTATCAAGAGTCTGACCAACAATTTCTTCGCTCTTAGCAAGAACGTCTGTAGTGCCAGTGCCGAGAACGAAATCGACTTCCTTACGTGTAACACCAAACTCCGTGTAGAAGTTTAGAGCTGCAACAGTGGAGTTGGGAATGTACATATCGCCTTGAATGGCTTTGGCGCGGGCATACTCAAGAGTCCAAGCATGGTTTTGAGCAATACGCTCAAGCTTACGGGCACGAACAGCGGCAAGAGTTTCTTCTTGATCCGCGCTACCATAAGCACGCTTACCCTTAACATCAGACGGGCTAATATAGTCGTCATAGGGAAAGTGTGGAATGGCCCATGAGCGAGTCTTACGGCTGTAATCCTTACCAGCAGAAGCGCGTTCGCCGCGAACCTTATCACCTAGCAGTGCGCCATCCTTGGTGATTTCATCAAACTGGACGGTGTATTGATCCACACCTTCTTCAGCGAATAGACCTAGCTCACCAATCGTACCCCATTGCACAGGGGCCACTAGAAGTTCAGGGGTCCAATCGCTGACAGCGAAATTACCATTAAAGTCACGAGTAATCATTTATATTTATCCTTTTATGTTATAGTTGCTGAATTAGATTTGATCCACAACGACGATTCCGACCTTCGCCAGATCATTCCAAACAGCAAGCTTCTCCGCAGCCGTGTCAGTTGCGGCAGCGTAGATAAGCTGTTCCTTAGCAACCTTGGCAGGGCCACGAGCTAGAACAAGAACCTTTTTGTCGGTCGCGGCAACGCAGGCGGCGCCAAGATTTTGTTCATCAACACCGATTAGAACAACACAGTTGTCAAGGCCCGCACCTGAAGCTAGGGCAGCACTTTGAACAAGGTACTTGCCAGTGGCAGTAACCTTAGCAAGCACGGTGCCAACAGCAAGGGTGGCATCAGCAGCTAGATTGACAGTGACGACATCACGAGTAGTACCAACAGAGGGTTCAAATTCAAACTTGAACACATTTGAAAAACGATTGCCATCAGTAGCAATTAGAGCCATTTTGTATTTTCCTTTTCTTTATAAGGGTTTAGTTATTGCTTTGAAGCGCGCTTGGCTTTAAGAATCTTCATCTCAGGAGATTCTGTATCCGTAGAGGCTTCCGCTTCACCAGACACACCAACTTGTTTGAACATTTCAGATTGAGCTTCAGCAACGCGAGCTGCTTTGAAGCCGGAAACAACCGTATTAAACGCTTCAGAATCAAGACCGCTAATCGAATTAAAGAGTGCGTCTAGACTAGGATTGTCTTTACCAACAACCTCTGCTAGTAGGGCCTTCTTTGACTCAAGGGCGGCTGCTTCTGCGGCAACACGGATCGCCTCTGCTTGCGCTTCGGCTTCTTTAGCAACTTGCTCAAAGGACTCAAGTTTGCTGGCTAACTCTTGGAGGGAAGCATCCTTCTCACCAATCACTGCATTCAGTTGGTCAATCACCTCTGCAAACTCTGCAAGCTTGGCAATTGCATTAATACTGTCTAGTCCAATACTCTTATCAGACATTTCTGGTTCTGCTTGATCTTGTTTAACTCCAAGAGCTTTCTTCAGGCTTTCTAGCATCTCTACTCCTTAGTTGTATTTCCCCGCAATATAAGCTGAGAATTCTTTATGGTTCATAATCGAATTGACTAGCCCTTTTTCAAGAGCCATTTCTGCGTTATAACATTGGGCATCCATTGCGAGGATTTCTTCTACAGAAAGCCCTGTATTATCTGAAACGTGTTGAGCAAACTCTAGCCCAAGACTCTTTACGTCTTCTTGTAACTTGGTTAGGAAACTTTCTTTGAAACTTCCGTCTGCTGCAAAAGGAACCTTGCCGGGGGTAGAAGTAATGTAGATTTCTTTAAGCCCTGCTTGTTCCATTGCTTTACTATCGTCCATCAAACAAACTACTGCGCCAATAGAACCAGCACTAGCAGAAGGGTTGATGATAATCTCATCAAATACGCAGGACAGAGCGTATGCGGCGCTAGCCGAAATTTCATCAATATACGCGAACGAAGCCACACCATTCTCTGCCAGAATTTCTTTAAGAGAATTTGCTGTCTCGAACGCGTGCGAGGCTGCGCCCCCGCCCGAAGACACTTCATAGATAATTGCCTTAACGCCAGCGTTACAGAGTTCTTGTGTATCCTCAATCAAGTCTAAATAAGAAGTAAGCTCCTCTCCACACATAGTATCAACAGGCTTATATACGAGCGGGCCACTAATTTGTAGAACACCTACTCCATTGAAAATATCTAACTCTTCAGTATCAAGCCCTTTTCCGGGGGTTCCTTGATAAATTGGATTAGCTAGGGTATTTCTATCCTTAAGGTATTTAACGATAGGGGCGAACTCTGCTTCTGTGATAAGTTGAGGCTTGTTGAATACTTGTGAGGTAAGTCTAAGTAATGTATGTGCCATTGGTTTCCTTTTCTTGTTCTGCTAGGTAGGATTCTCTCCAAGCAAGATATTCAGGGTCTTCAGAGGGGTTCCATCCTGCGCGAAAGTGTTCTACAAACGACTGGCAAGAGTGTTTTGAGATGCCAACTATTTTAGACAACTTCGCCCATCCGCACTTGTTGTTTTGAACCCACGTGTCCAGAAATTCAGATGCCCTCGTCCAATTTTCTAACTTTGCTTTGGACGATTTCCAAGGCCTTCTATTAGATGCAGCTAAAGACAGTTTAGCAACCCACTCAGGAGAGAGCTTAACGCCCCTCTTGTAAGCATGCCTACTGTCTTTATCCTCTTGAGATAGCTCTGCATATAATCTTTTTCTAGTAGTTACACCTTTTTCTATAGACTCTTTAGAAAGTTTCCTGCCTTTAGGGCTGGGAGGCGCAAAGCCCCCGCACGCCACATTCCACATTCCAAGCCATCCACTTTGTTGGTCTTAATTTAGCCTCTATTTCGTAGCAATACCTTTCCTCTGCAATAACAAGGGTGTCAACTACTAATTTATCTGCCCCATACTTTCTAATAGCATTATGTAGAGTGTAGGTTCGCCAGTTTTTATTGGTAGCATCTTGTACGTGCTTCTTGAATCTCTCATCTACTGTTTTTGATGTGACACCAATATAGCCCTCGCTAAACATATCTGTATGGCTTGGTAAGTGAATCCAATATACACAAGCCATACGTTAAGCCTTATTGTCAGAATTATTAGTGCTGTTATCTCCGGTGGCTACCTTATTCCCTGTACCGTTCATACCACCGGACGGCGTATTCATTGAATCACCACTACGAGAAGTAGTTTTATCAGGAACGTTAGGGGGTTCATCATCCGGTTTAGGCTCAAGACCTAAGACTCCGCGAGAGTAGTTAAGAAGCTCTCTATCAACCTCAATTGAGCCGGTAGCTGCTGTACGTTGTAGAAACTTAGAAATAGTCTCAAGATCGGGAGTACCTAGACTTCCAAACTCGAATGTAGGGTAATCTGTATCATCCCAACCATTCATTGCAAAAGTTTGAGGAATCAGATCAAAGTTAAGAACGTCCCGAATTTCCTTTAATCTAAACTCAAGGGCATACTCAATAATGTCTGCCTTGGCACCTGCAAGAGCAAAGCTGCCTGTAGCATCATTACCAAGCTGTAATAGGTCAGAGAATAAAGCCACTAAACACTGTGACGTGTAACGCTGAATAATCTTATTCGTGTCGTAATTAGAAGAGCCGCTAGAGGACAGTAAATCAACTGTGAACATCTTTGATTTAGTCTCAGGGTCGCAATCAGAAGGAGAGATAATCCCGCTCTGTTCTCCCACTGCTACGTTACGAACAACTCTCTTGAACTCTTCGTAGATGGCCTTATCAGCAACACTAGCATCAGGGCTCATGTAACGGGCAGGAATGCCCATGTTAAACAAGCCTGAAAGCTCTCTGCCCAAACCAATCATTTCTTGTTCTTCGATTGTCTTCTTATATCTCCAAGCAACGTAAGCTGCTTTTAGTGAAGACTTCCCTTCAGGGTTATCATTGACAGGGCTTGTGCGGAACAGAAGAAACTTTTCACGAGGAATACGAATAGGCTGTCCAGTAGGACTCAAGTTTGTATAACGTTCAGCGTATTGAATGTTCTGTAGGGACTGTAAAAATGCTGTTAGCTTTCTACCATCCTCGGAGAACTCCCACCCTGAAAGTGTTGATTGAGCACGAGAGGGGAAACTTTTCCATCCAATTAGCCCGTCGTTAAACTTGCTGTTTCCTTTTAGTCTGCGCTTATATACTTTTTCGTGTATAGAGAAGCCATATGTTATGCTAGATAGTAGGGACACTACGAAAGAAAACCAACTATGCTCCATATCGTCTTGCATGGTAGCAATTGCTTTTGCTCTCTCAACTTGCCTTGGTGTAGCCCCTTTAGGTGGCTTAACTGTCCAAGGCACCTTCGCTAGCATCACAGTATAAAACTGTAAGGCTGAAGCAATGGCTGCATCCTTTTGCATCTCGTCAATTGTCTTGATACGAGTAGGCATGCGCCAAGCTGTGTCTGCTTCTTCTAGAATATGCTTCTGAATTACTTTTAGCCCGGTGTAGCCTACCTGAGACATACCGGAAATTCTTGGTGCTCCGGGAGCATCAGCATCAGGCTTTAGCTGAGACTGCTTTAACGCTTCTGCCAAGGCTATCTCCTTTATTGTTTAATTCATATAAAAATATTATACCATGTAAAAGTAAAGAAAGCAAGAAATATTTACATTTGAGCGTAAATACTCTTGCTTTTATTGTTTTATGTAGGTATTAAGGATTGTTTTGAGAAGTCGGGGAGGGAGAATGTGGGGAGTGAAAGTTGTCTAGCTAACGTAGTCGCAGCATCAGCACTGCAATCTACTGCGTCATCATGGCCCTTTCTTCCCCCATCAAATGACTCTAGTTCATTCAAATACCAATCGTTCCATTCCCCTCTTAGAATTCGCACAGAGCCAGATTCAGCTAAAGATGCAAAAGGGAGGAAGCGATGTATCTTTCCTCTGTGGCCTGAGATTTGAATTGTCTTACAAGGAACTCCATTCTCAGCTAACACTCTGACAAGGTGTTGAGTCCAAGCGGCTCCGGCTCCTGTTTCTCGTGGGATAGTAACCTGTACATCTTCCCCATCTGCTATAGCAACTCTAAGAATCTCATTAATAACATCACCAGACAGCTTTCTAAACCTATATGCGTCTTCAACTGTATAGATACCACTCTTGTCTCTTGACATTAACACGCTACAAGTGTAGTCTGGGTCTTTATTAACTTCTGTTGGAATAGAGCTGGCTAAGTCCCATGAGCGGACGCGCTTTACTGCGTTTAACTCAAAGGTGTCCACCATCGGGCACCATTCACGCTGAAAGTATTTGCTGGCGGTTTCTCTGGCAAACCAACTGCCGAACAACAGCCGGTCGCGCTCTGATCTTTTCAAGTTTTCTAATCTATCCACATAACCCGGATCGCGGGCCATTAGCACAGTATTAGAATAGATATTTGCAGCAATGAATGTGTAAGACATTGGAGTAGTGCCCTTGTACTTCTCCTCCATTTCTTCCTTAGTATCAGAGAAAACTATATTGCCTCTGTACTGTGCAAAGTACCTAGTTACTCCAGATTTTGAATCAATAGGAATACCTGTTTCTTCGTCCAAATACCACCGGACAAAGTTAAGCATAAAGGAATCTGGGTGTGGATTACAAGTAAGAATTTCCTTGTGTGGTCCTTTTGCTTTAGAGCGAATACGAGACAGCAGATACATCACTTGCTCTTGTGTATGCCACTGCGCTTCGTCAAAGACTACAAGAGAATATTGACCCATGATTGTTGTGGGATTCGTTACTTCCCTCTCCAATTACTTGGAGTATCGGACTATATCTTGTTCCATTAGGAACCTGTGCGTTTCAGCATCACTTGATGCTTACTCCCTTGCGGGATAGTCTCTACACTCGGCTAAGTAGCCTAGCTCGGGGTTGCCCTGTAAGGGTTTCACCGAATTAACACAGTTATCATTATCATATTGCTATGATAAGCGGCAGTCTAATTTACCGTCAAAGTTCGTTATATCTCTATCAGCACCACAAGACTTAAATTGAATTATTGCACCAGAAGGGAAAGTAAATACCATGTTGTCATGTCTTACTTTCGGCTTGAATGGCTTATACATATCTAACGCTGAATCCCACAAACCCCCTGATTGCCTTAGCTGTGTACTATTTTGTCGAATATACACAGCTCGAAAATAAGGATCGCTAATGAAGCCCAAGGAATACATAAGGGCCAAATGGGATTTTCCAGACCCGGCTCCGCCGCCGTAAATAATAAAGTCTGCTTCGTGTGTGAGGAACGATCTTTGTGTTTCGCTGCAAGGTCCTAAAGGAATTTTCTTAGCCATTTAAGACCTCTTCTTTCTTCTTACCCATAGCTGCAACAGCTTCTTCAACGGTATTGAAAGTTCCTACGTGAATTCGTTTTTCTTTGTGAAAGAACGACGCCCTAAAGCCTGTTGAGCAAGGGACTATGTAGTGAGGAAGTCCGTACTTATTGTACGAAACAATGTTTGTAGTCATATCAAGAATCTCGCCAGTTGCGTTATAGTGCTCTGCACACTTAACAGCATCGTCAGAGTGTTCCTTCTTAAACCTTGCAATTGTCTCTCCTGTAGCCTTTACCCTTACAGCAAGGTCAGTGCCAAGCCTGTGCAAACCTTTAGGAAGCCCTCTACGCTCTTCCGTCAGGAAGTCTCTGGTTCTTTCACTCTTGAAGTCTTCTAAATTAATCTCTGGAACATTATTGAGAAACGCAAACTCTCCGTGTAGCTCTTTCGCTGCTGTATTATAGGCATAAGCCGCAGCTTCTTGAGTAGAGAAATTACCAATAAAGATAGTCTTCTTAGAAACCTGAATTGTCGCCTTCCATCTTCCCCATTTGTCTAGCTGCACTCCTTTGTACAAGCTAGAGTAATTATCTTCTAAACGTTTTGAATTAACTGTATTTTCTCTGCAAAAAGCTAGACGGAGATTACAAAGCCTATTATCTGTTTTAATTCTATTGATATGATCTACAACCATCTTGTCTGGAATAGGCCCGTTGTGCATTACCCATACTAGTCTTGCTCCACGCATCTTTCCGGGTCGCTTGGCTGGATCATAGATAACTCCACAAACGATGTAGCCGTCTTTGTCTGATGCAGTGACAGGTCTATTTGTGTTCTTGTTTATAATCACACCAGTCTCTGAATTATAATCAAAGCGACTCTTTATAAACTCTTGAGTAAAATCCATATCACTCCTCTTGTCTTAGAATGGCGCGATTGCAACTATTCTTATGAATAACCGGAAGCCGACTAGCATTATTAACCTCTTCAACCATCCCTCTAAGCTCTTCCATATTTTTAAAAGATAAATCTACATCTTCATTAAGAATCTTTACAACATCTCCATCACTATCCAGAAGACATACGGCTAAGTAGTATTTTCCGTTATAGGAACACACACGAAGTTCTTTATTATTCTTATTATCACTCATTTGTATTTCCTTAGATAAATAAAAAGGGCTTCCCGATAAAGGAAGCCCTTAGCCCTCTTGTGGAGGCTTCTTTGTTGTTGTAATTAGTCCTGCTTACTGTTATGCAGGGCTATCAGGCATGCTTACGCAGAGGTCCATAGCAGCATTACACGTAACGCTCGGGAGAAGGTGCGTGTTCTTTGGAGCATCCTGCCGGGTACGATCCAGCTACGCCGCTTTACAAGAGCGGATTTTACCATAATAAACTAAGGATGCAATAATGTTTGGTACCCCAGCTCGGATTCGAACCGAGAAAAACCTAGTTTTTAAGACTAGTAGCTGTACCAGTTTACATTAGTCACCGGGGCATTACTTGGTGGAAGTTTTTGGATTCGAACCAAAAGTGTTTACCACGAGGGAACGGATTTACAGTCCGCCGATGCACACGCCATAGCATCAAAACTTCCTTTACTTGGTTGCGATAGAGCGAATTGAACGCTCAACTCTGGGTTATGAGCCCAGCGGATTACCATTTTCCCATATCGCTATTATTCAGTGGTCTAGGATTTTTGCCCATGTGTCCTAGACGATTCTATCACATGCTTCAATTCATGCATAAAGGTACGAGAGTATGTTTAACGTCGCTCTAAGGACTCTCTTAATCTAAAGCCTCTGCTTTGATTAATTTCTTCTTATACCTTCATTATAGCATAAGAACTCTTAAAGTCAAGCTTTATTTCACAATGAGCGACATTTATTAATGTCTTGAATTACGTTAGGGGCATACACAATTGCTGGCCCCCCTTGGTCCTCTTCATCTGTATCAACAAAGTTCTTTGGGGAGCGTACAGCTTGCTCCGCAAGAATTAAACGACTCTCAGCGATTTGTCTAGACAAAATTTCCTTGTTGCAAGCCTCTGATACTTGAATTTTCTTCTCGACAATAAACTTCGCTGCTGCTATACGCTCTTTAATATCTACCTTCTCATCTCTAAGTGTAGTAACAAGAAAATCTAACGCTTCTTCTGTATTTTTATCTAACTTCTTTAGTACCTTTGCAAGATTCCCTTTCTTTGGGTCTTCTAAGAAAGTCATGCGCCAAGCAGGAGTCACTGTTGGTTGATCTATCTCTTGAGACGACTCTTCTTCGTAGTCTTTTGTCATTTTGTTCCTTAGTTTTTGAAGACCGGCAAGGCATTCAGCTTGTCCAGCGTCAGGCAGTACGGGCTGTCTACCATAGCCTTAAATGACGCCCGCATTGTTGCGTTGTCCGCAAGTCCCGGCCCGTATGGCGCGTTCCACAACAGCATCGAGCAACAGTTGTAGTAGATATTTTCCATATACGGCCCGGTGCCTTTGTCCCATACGCCGGGTTTGCTCGCGGTGGCGTATCGGTATCCGGTTTCGTTGAGCATGATGGGTTTCTTGCCGCCACTCAGGGCCACGCAGGCTTGATATCCAGCACCTAGCAGACCGTTTGAGTCTAACCTGATCGAGTTTGTCATGACAGAATCATTTTCGTAGCTGTCGAAGCCGATGATATCGACGTACTGGTCGCCCGCGTACCAATTGATCCATGGAGAGACGCTATCCCCCGCTGCCGCGTCGTAGTTGAGGTTGAATAGGACGTTGTTGCACTCTTTGGTCGTCACCATGTAATCGACCATATCGGCCCAGACGATCTTGAAGTCGGCTGCGTTTTCAGGCCCGGACCACCAGTAGTAAGCGGCAGGCGTGCATTCGTGAAATGGGCGCCAGATCACCGGGACTTTCTTCCCGTTTGAGAGCACCAAGCCGCTTATGAAATCGGCCAGGTCTGACAGGTAAGCGCGCCACGCTGCGTGCTTTGCGCCGCCCGGTTTGATGGGCGCAATGCCGCCCGTCTCGTCGCCATTCTGGCCGGCATCAGACCCGTACGGCTGCTCCATGTCGAGCGTCGCCACAGTCGGGTTTCCGATTGGGTGGAACAATTGGATGATGCAACCCATTTCAGCCTGCGCCAGAATATGGGCGCGCATGTTGGCGTAGCGCGTGGCCCCGATTCCGGGAGTAGTGATCGCGGTGTAATCGTGATGTACAAGCGCAGGGTGGTGGCCCGTAATCGTCAGCCACTCGCCCGATGCGTTGGTCCAGTCTCCATCAACTTTACCCTGCCATGCGTGATACAGCTCAGAACAACCGAGGATGTATTGCTTGCTGCCGGACAATTGCATCAGGAAGCGCCAAAGCGCCTTAGTTTCTTCGGTCGCGTTGGGGTTGACGGGGCTGCCAGTTCCGCGAATTTTCGGCAATTTCATTGATGTATTAATAGTCATTATGCGCCCCTCATAGGCATGAACGGGTTTTCCAACATCCCCTTTATAAGTTGATACCAGTTCACCGGCAGTGCAGACCCTTTGTAAACATACGCTTGGAGGTTGCGAAATTGCATGTCGATGGTGCCGATTCCGCCCGTGCTGTCGGTGCTGCCAAAAGTCAATAGTTGGGATGGGCCGCCATTGGTGTTTGCACCCGCCAGCCCGAGACTTGGCGTTCCGGTCGAAACAAAATTACTCATCGCGTCGATGTAAATGCGGTGGAGCTTGAGATACGTATCAAACATCAGCACAACGGTGTGCCAAGCCACAGTTGCGACAACGACGGTATTTGACGAACCCGCCAAATAACTGTGTGCTGCATCGTCACTTAGGCGCGGTTGCAGTTTGCCGGTGGTGTCGATGCCGATCACAAGGCCCTTGGTTGTTCCTGATGGGGCATCGCCGACCACTCTCAGTCCCGCAGTGGGGAGGCCAGCGGGGCGGCGCACTTGGAATGCCAGAATGAAGGAGTCACCATTACCTGCGTCCCAATCCCACCCCGCAGCCGGGATGGTGAACCCCTTGGCGACACCTGCGGTACCCACCCCTGTTGCAATTGCCCCCGCCGATGCCCATAGCGCTGCATCAGTTTGATTGGGCTGTACAATAGCGTGGTTTCCCGCGCCGGAAATATCTTGTGGGCCACCTGATCCAACAGGTTGCCGACCCGGAATGAAAAATCTACACTCTGCTGCAAACGTAGGCTTTTTGATCGGCCCTAGCGTTGAATTAGGCACTATCACAGAGGGCATGATTATACCCCGTATTCGACAAGCGAAGTCGTAACGCCCGCTTCGATGGCGGCATCAGAGGCGATATCAATCCTCAATACTTCAGACCCCGACGCAAAATCAAACTGCCGTGAGTCACCAAGCGGCACCGTAAAGTATTGACCTGCGGTAGTCAGCTTGGTATTTGCATCGGTGTCATTGATCGCGTTGAAAACGACGCGCAATCCTGTTCCGGTCGGGGTGCCGCTCACCTTGCCGTACTGAACTCGGACTGATCTGGCGCCGATGGCGGTGCTGATTAGAGTTTTAGTTGTGGTAATGTTGGCGACCGTGGCGCCTGCTGACCACACATAAGACGCCGAGGCGCTGCCGCCTCCTAGGCTAATTTCAACACCTGCAACATAAAACTTGCCGCCGTCACTTTGTAATACATTATTAAGCTGACCACCTTGTGCCATTATTTATTTTCCTTTTCTGTGTTGGGGGCTACAGGTGTAGCCATTTCATTTCTTTGTTTTTCTATTTCAGTAGCATACTCATGTGCCACTTCTGCGTAATGAGCTGCTTCGTCACAGGATTTTAGGGTGTTAAGTAAATACGCTGAAAATCCTTCTGGTAATTCGGTTGTGGTGGTTTCGTCAGCAGGAGTGCTGGAGGCCGAATCGGAAGTACTTGCTGTGGCTGGATTACTACTGGATTTGATGAGCAACCTACCCCGCTCATTAAGATACTTGCGGTTATCAGCAGCGAGCTTATCAATCTGCTTAGATTGTTCAATTTCTCTTTTATTAGCTTCCGCTGTAACATCTTCCTTCTCCGTATTCTTCTTAACTACTTCTGAGTTAGCCTTGGATAGCTCTTGCTGCTGTTTTAAGTCTGTCTGAGCGATTTGTTTCTCGTACTTGTTAGATTGATACTTCCAAGCACTTACGCTGCCAACAGAGGCTCCTAGCATGAAGGAGACAGCTATTGCAATTAGTGTGTTTTGAATGTTGAACATTAACAATCCTTCTCAAATATTGCCCGCTCATCAGTTCTACGTCGCACAAGGCCACGAAGAGGTTTTCCATTGCTAGTTGTGAATTTCATAACAGGAGTGCCGTTGTAAAATAAAGGCTTCCCGTCCTTGTCTTTTCTCTGCGCAAAGTTGTATTCCTTAGCAGCTTCTTTGCACTGACCTTTGTTTAGCTTTCTAGCTAATTCAGAAACACACAGAGCACCGGTATTAAACTGGAAGCTAACAAGCATGTCATACTGGTTCTGAGAGATAGGCACCTTTACACATTGCTTCACGCCTCTTTCTGCTACCTCTAAATCTTGACGAAGATACTCAAGACATTGAGCCTCTGTCGCTACGTCGCCCCTCTTTACGCCTCGCGTATGCCCATAGCAGATTGTAGGAAGCTTCCATCCATACCCGGCATCAGCATATGAATGGTATTCAGCTTTTCCTTCATAAGAAGCTACGAATGCAACACCGGCAAGGGATACTGTAAGGGCCGTAGCTAACGCTTTAATTATCTTTGCAGTCATTTGTAATAGCCCCTTATGAAGAAAGCCAGCAAAGCTTTGTAGGCAATGCTGGCTGTATGTTAATCGTCTTCTTTTGAATCAATCCTAAAGCCCTTGCTCTTAGCAAGCTTTAACATCTTCAGGTCGTACCATACTTTCCATATCGTTAGAAATGCAGTACTTAGAATACCAACAATACAAGCTATATCTGATAAACTAAGTCCTGCGATAAGTGTAAAAATCCCTGACATGACCGCTGCTGCCCCTGCTTTCCCTTGCATAACTGTCTCCTCTATATTATAGCTACTCAAGCTAATTCAGCCTTCGGCCACCCTGTTGTAATACTCTCTCGATCAGGCTTCCGTAAGTCTTTTCGGAGAACGGCATAGACTCCCTTAAAAATCCCGGACAAATTATTTTACTAAGCCCTGTAGATTCTCTAATAAGCTCTCTTTCAATATTAAATGCTGTTCCTTCTTGTTCAAAGCAGAAAGAAGATATTTCCAATAACTCTGCCTGTTCAGCAATAAGATTTCTTCTGTGTGTCCTTAATCTGTTTTTAAGATTTCCAGTTATTCCAAATCCTATGAATCGTGTGCCTTGTTGGAGAACTCTAAGAATGTAAAGAATGTTAGTTCTTTCTGGAGAATATCCAGTCTTTGTACAAGAAGGACAGCCCTGTCCAGCCATATGAGCCTTTGCCTCTTGCTTAAAAGTTCTGCTACAAGATAAACACTCTATATTTACTTTAGAATGTGTAATAACATAGCTTGTTGAGTCATAGCGGTATCTTCCGTAACCGTGCTTATCAAAAGCTCTCTGCTGAAATTCTTCAAAACATATTCTCCGCGACTCTCCGCGACTCTCCGCCAGTGTCATACCCACAACTCCTGCACCCATACTTTACGGAAAGATGCTGTTGAGGGGTTTGCCAAAATTCTCCGTGTTCTTTACATATAATACAAACCTTGGACTTAGCGTTTTTATAGTTGACATGTGTATAGTCAAAAGTCTTTCCAAACTTGATTTCTGCCAAACGAATGAATTCTTGTGTAGAGGACTTCCAACGTCCTTTGCACCTAGGGCACCCATGCCCGTTGTAATGATCCGCAGCTTGTTGCTTAAAGACTAAACCACAAACATTGCACCCAATTTCAACAAGTCCGAGAGACTTAGTATAGACAGCAGAAGAATAGTCAAATCTCCCATTTCCATGTGCTTCGTTTGATTTTTCTACAAACTCTTCTTGTGTAAGCTTTTTGGGCATGGTTTCTTATTGTTATTATATGTATAAGAATATTATACCATAAGATTAGAGATAATACAAGTGCCTAGGCAAAATAAAGGCCAGAACCCAAAGGCTCTGGTTGTCTGTTTCTTATTATCTAATTGTCTTGCCTCTAGGGCTCTGTACCAAGACTGACGCACGTACAGTAGTCTCCTTGCAGGAGTAACTAAGTTCCTAACGTATTACGTTAGGATGTATACTTCTTTAAGTAGTACACCTTTAAGTATTAATAAATCTCATAAGCAAACCAGCCGATCATAGGCCCCCTACCCCCAAGAGCATTTAATGATGTGTATGAGGTGCAGTTTGTTTCCTGCTACAGATCAGAGCCCTTGGAGGTAGAAAGCCTATAATCGACTGGACGTTATATCTCATGAAGTCCTTGCACGACCATAGTGTGCTGCTCCCCTTGTAAGGAGACCCCTAGTACAGCACCAGCAAGATTTCTCTTACTCAAACAATATTGTCTCATGCCAAACATTAAAAGTCAATCCCTACCTGAAAATAAATCTTGAACAACAAGAAAACATGCCCTACAATGATAGCTGTTGGAATGTGGGGCTCATGTGCAGATAAGGAATAGCGATTGCTGCCACGTAGAGCCTAGTAGAATCGTTTTAATTAGGTAGGGAGCTACTACCCTAGCCTGAGCGCATTTGAAGGGCTTAAACGTAATGGATAGCCTCTAAGCTGTTCTGTGAAGGAAGGGCTTGACAATACAAGAATGTTCTGTATAATGGAAACAACTGAGAACGAAGGGAGAAGATAATGAAACTTACATGGAAGCGAGAGCCCCGCGTAACAGGGCTTCGTAGTATTGGGGCACCACCTGTAGGCAGTAAGTTGCACGATGGAAATTTAACTTACGCTAGAACGTACCCCCACGGTGGTGGAATGTATGGAGCGGTTATAGGTTGGTATTGGGTGGCTGGCTGGGACAGCGATGTTCCACACAAGAACACTTGTAATGCACCCTGTGCTACAGAGGAAGAGGCCAAGGACGCGGCCAAAGAGTATGTAATGAAGCATATTAACCCAGAGTAATTTCAGTAAAACTATCACATTTATTTGAAATATCTCTTGCATTCCTTCAAAGCATGTGCAACAATGAAGTATTCGCAATTCGCGAACCGTGTTCAAGGAGAACAACCATGAAAGTAGGATATATTGTTGCATGTGCTTCCGCTGCTGTTGTTGCTATCGCAACGTTTGTGTGGTATAATAGTCCCAGCTCGAAAGTTGAGAGACAAGCGAAGGCAGCCCTTGAAGAGAGTATGCGTGTAGAGGGGAGTGCAAAGTTCAAGGATGTGCGGGCCGTTAGTAGTAATTCGGTAGTGTGCGGGAAAGTTTCAGGTAAGAATGCACTTGGAGTACAGCTAAACTACCAAGGCTTTGTTTACCTCGTTAAGACAAACGAAGTTAAACTTGAAGAGAGTTCCGGGGAGTATGCAATCAAGGTATTTTGTCATGAAGAGTTTACTAGTGAAGATTAAGCTCTGATAACTCACTGGTGAGAGTGCTCCGCTCATAACGGAGGAGGCTAGGATCGTAACCTAGGCAGAGCACCAAAGAATAATTAAATGCCGGTGTCCCGCAAAGGGTCTTCTAAGCCCTCGTCGCTAAATATGCGGATGGACGACAAGGAGTTCGATACTTCCACTGGCAGCCAAACCTCTGATGGAGACATAAATGACACTAGAAAACAGACGAAAGGATGTACGTTTGCGAAGGCAACTTGAAACAGACTATAAACTGGAGAGGGATGTGGTTAGTCCCTATCGGCGTTACAACGGAGTATTGAGAGGTATGGTTGAGGCTGTGACAATGGCTGTAGAACATAACGATATGTCGTGGGAAAATGGTTATGCAGAGCTGCTTATTTTAGGGCTCTCGCCTGAAGCAATTGGCCGACTTTTAGGGAGTAATAATGATTAAGAGAAAGAGTACAAGTAAAGAGGAAGTAATCGCAGCGGGTATAATGATTACTCTGTGTTTTACAGTAATTGTAGGGGTTGTATTAGCATTTTTGGGAGCTATCTGGTGGCTGTGGTGCTCTGTTCTAGGCTTCTTCTGGCCTAGTGGCCCTGCACAACTTATTGATCCTCCCTTTTGGTATTTTGTAGGTGGTTGGACTCTTCTAAGCATGGTAACAGGTTTATTCAAATCAAAGAAAGGTAAGTAATACATGGAAACAAAAGAGATAACTGCGCTTAATCCTTGGGACGGTCTTGTTGCAGTACAGGAAGCGATTCTTAGTGGTTTTCGGTTAAGTGATGCCAATGAGCACTTCCCTAGTATCTGGCAAGGCCAGTTTCAATTGACGCTTGTAAAAACTCAACAAAAGGTTGTAGAGCAGCCTGTTCCCGAAGTGATTGAGCCTGTAAAGCCTAATCCAATTGTTACAGAGCTTATTGAAATGCTCGGAGAAGAACAAATTGGTGCAGCGGAAGTACCACCCGTCCCGGCTGCCCCTGCGCGCCGAGGTCGTAAGCCAGCACAGTAATTATTCATATGTGAGCTATTATGTGATATAATAGCTCACATTAGCTATGTAGAAAAGGAGATTATCTTTGAATACGCGAGTTACTAGCCCGTATGAAAAACCCATCCGTAAACGCACGAGGAAGACGAAGCAAGAGCTTGGGGAGGAGCTGATTGTTAAGGCTAAATTTACTGAACAACACTTAGGGCAGCTAGAGACATTTATTCTTACAAAGTCTCAGAAGGAGTTTGTCAATAAGATTCGCCAGCATACCCTTACAATTGTAGATGCTGAAGCGGGAACTGGTAAAACAAGCGCTGTCCTACACCACTTTTGTAAAGAGTATATCTCAGACCCTAAGAAACAAATAGTTGTCATTAGAACGCCAGTAGAAGCCGGTTCAGACAAAATAGGCTACCTTCCGAATTCTGAAACCGAGAAGTTGTCGGTCCATTTTTCAAGCGTAAAAGTACTTCTTGAGAAGTTCCTAGGCAAAGGTCGTGTAGAGACAGACATGGACCATCGTATCTTTTTCAAAGCTCCAAACTACATGCTTGGAACCACACTGGATAACGCGCTGGTCCTGATTGACGAGGCACAGCAACTTCAGCCGATTATTCTCAAACTACTCCTTGAGCGTATTGGTAAAAACTCTAAGGTTGTCGTTGCTGGGTGCTCTTCTCAAATTTACGTTGCAGATACAAAACGAAACGCCCTAGCCGATGCAATCAAACGGTTTTTCACGTTTGACGAAGAATTTGTTGAGGCAAAGTATCCAGACATGGCCTATCACGAGTTTAGTCTTGATGAGTGTCACAGAGCGGATATTGTTAAGGACGTGATTAGAGCATATAAGGGCATCTGATGGCAAGAGGAAAGAAGATAATAACTCTCGCTGATAATACTACTATAGAGGTTGGTGTTCGCTTCAAGGACTTAACTGGGCAAGTGTTTGGAAGGCTAACTGTTATCAGTCTAAGCAGTGGCGATGTTGCTGCTCGATGGAATTGCCGATGTTCCTGCGGAACCGCTAAGATTGTGAATTCAGGGAGTCTATTGTCAGGTGCGTCTAAATCGTGTGGGTGTTACAGTCGTGAAGTAACAGGAAATACCTTCAGGACTCATGGTCTTCGTGGGTCAAAAGAGTACAACAATTGGACGAACATGCGTGTTCGATGTTGTGATGAAGGCAATCCAAACTATACAGCCTACGGAGGGGCTGGGATAACTCTTTGCGAACGATGGCGTAACTCTTTTGCTGCGTTCATAGAAGACATGGGCAGGCATCCAAACACAGAAGAGGATTGGTCTATTGATAGAATAGATAATCATCTTGGGTACTTTAAGGAGAATTGCAGATGGGCTACGAACGAAACACAGAGCAGAAACCACACTAAACGTTCTGACAACTCTTCTGGTACAACAGGGATTCATTACAACGAAGTAAAGAATGCTTGGATAGCTCAGTGGTGCAGCCTAGACAGGAAGCGTAAGGCTGCCTCTTATTCAGTCAAGAAGTATGGAGCTGAACTAGCACGTTTTCTGGCCGAAGAACGAAGAGATATTGAAATCCGCCGATTGAATCTTCAAGGTGCGGGTTATGCAGACAATCATGGAAAATAAAGGAACTAAATGAAAAACATTATTAACGTAGGCAATATTACTTCTGGTTCCGAACTTGGGGTTTCTACCCAAGAGTTTAACGTAAACAGTTACACTCGTACATCCACTGTATATAACATCTTTTTACAAGAGGCAATCACTTCTGCTGAAGAGTTTCAATCTGCCTTGACTATCTTTAATGTAGCCACTGAAGACGATGATGTAAATGTCTTTTTGTCCTCCCCCGGTGGCTCGCTGGACGCGGCGATGATTTTTATCTCTGAGCTTCGTAAATGTAATGCAAAGGTACACATCAAGGCTGGAGGCACTGTAGCAAGTGCTGCTGTATTCATTCTGCTTGCAGCAGACTCGTTTGAAATGGATGGGTTTTGTAATATCATGATTCACTCAGCATCTTTTGGGGACCACGGACCTGTACAAGATGTTGTAGAATACTCACAGTTTGTGCAACAGCAAACTACTAAGGTGTTCAAGGAATTCTTTGAGGGATTTCTATCCGACGAAGAAATCCAGTTAGTACTCGTACATAAGAAGGTTATGTGGCTAACGGCTGAAGAATTCTGCAAACGCTTTGAGGCTCGCCAAGAGTACCTAGAAGCACTAGACGAAGAAGCGCCTGAAGCCTCTCTAGAAGACATGTCAGAGGAAGACCTACAAGGGCTCCTAGAGGCTGTACAAGCCAAGCTGGAGCAGTTTGGTGAATCAACAGAAGAAGATATCCCTAATTAGTAATAACGTTACACTAGGCCTCCCGTTAGGGAGGCCTTTTCCTTATTGACACATACACAAAGCACGAGTATAATGCCATTATTTGGCAAGGAGAGTCCTATGGAGTATTCAAAGTATCATGTGCTAGATAGTACAGGTAAGCCTTTCACTGTGATTAGTGAGAGTATGTGTATGAGGCAGGGGATTGATGATGCAACATTAGATAAGATTAAGAACTTGCATGGAGTGCGTCACATGTATGTCGTGTCAATGCAAAAGTGTGCTCCTAAAATGTACGAAGATAGGTATAAACTGAGAAGTCTTGCAGAGATTGTTACAGAGTACGACTACCAGTTGCAGGAACTCTGGGGTTTTGGTAGAAACAAGAATTTTCATAAGTTCTGGGAACTTCCTCACTGTACTTGCCCACGCCATGATAATATGGACCGGATTGGAACGCCCTATGCAATTATTAACAGAAACTGTATCCTTCACGGAGAAACAAATGACTAAGCTACAAGAATATCTTGACAACCGTATCCCTTCTATCCATACTTACGGGTGGAGAGGGAGTGATGACAAGCTTGTAATGCGTGGAGACATTAACATTGAATGTCTAGGAGAGCTTATACGAGAAGAGAAGGAAATGTTTTTTGTTGTGTATGACAAGAATGGAATGCAGCACCACCTAACGTTTGATAATGTGATTGATATTGCTTTGTTGATGAAGGATGACTATGCCGATTAAGCCGCTTTTGGCGTATACAATTGAAGATACGTCTAAGATTAAGTACCCTTGTTATGTCTCAACCAAACTTGATGGCTTGCGAGCCATCGTAGAAGATGGAGTTGTATACTCGCGTTCAGGGAAGCCTTTCCGTAGTAAGGCTGTGCAGGAGCTATTTGGTAAGCAGAAATACAATGGACTAGATGGAGAGCTTATCTACGGGCCTGCTAACGCAGACAACGTGTTTAATGTTTCCACACAAGCTTGTATGAGTACAGACTTACCACGAGGCTTCAGTAAAGATTTGTTAAGTTATCACGTATTTGATAAGGCCGTTCTACGTGACAACAGTAGAATTGTTATTCCATACCATGAACGCATGCAAGAAGCTCTTGCAGACTGTTTGGATGCACGGGAACACGGAGAGAACGTCTATTTTGTTGTACAGACAAGAGTAGAGGGTGAGCAGGAACTTCTAGCACTTGAGGCTAGTATGCTAGGAAATGGCTTTGAGGGAGGCATGGTACGCTCCATAAACGGCCCTTACAAGCGCGGTCGTTCTAGCGTAAAGGACGGTATCATTGGCAAGCTGAAACGCTTCACAGACTCAGAAGCTATTATTACCGGCTTTGAAGAGCTGTTGCACAATAATAATGAAGCTACTAAAGATGAGTTTGGGCGTACAGAGCGTAGCAGCCACAAGGAAAATCTCGTAGGGGCTGGTACTTTGGGAGCACTACTTGTCGTAGATAAGGAAACAGGTGTAGCGTTCAAGATTGGTACAGGGTTCGATGCAGCAACACGCAAGCTCCTGTGGGAGCAAGGTGGTGAGTTGATCGGTAAGCTTGCTAAGTATAAGAGTTTCAAGATTGGTGAGAAGGATGCTCCAAGGTTTCCTGTATTCCTTGGGCTTCGTGATGAAGAGGATATGAGCTAATGCAAACATACTATAGAGTTTCTGACACATACTTGTGTAATGAAGACATTGGTTGGTTGCCGCTGAATGATCTAGATTCTAAGCAGCTAACGCCTTACGTTCAGGAGTATGTAGGGTACAAGAAGACTCCTTGCGGGTGTTGGGTGATTCCTAAAGGGGATGCTTACCTTTTAGATTTTCAAAGTGAGTATGGTAAGGGTGCTATCAAGAAAGCTAGAAAGTTTATCCTAGATTCTTCTGTTCGGAAGCATGCCTATCCTGATATTAAAGATGCTTTTGCAAGCTGGAAGTACCGGAAGGAACGTCAAGTGTCAATTATTAAGTTTAATCTAGAGTATGCTCAGAAGTGTTTAGAGATTGCAGAGCATTACACAAAGGCTGGCAATATTGAACAAAGGCTCAGTAAGAGATATGGCTAATATCTTTTTAGTATATGCTCACTACGTAGAGCCTTGGTACAGCTCGGTTATAAGTGTTATCGGGGCTTACACAACAGAGGAGAAGGCTGAAACTTGTGTTCTAGGTGCAGAAAAAGTTGTCAAGAATGCTCCAGACAGGTATAATTGGACATTCTGGATTGAAGAGATGGCCTTGTGCTAATCGCACAAGTCTTATGTTGTATTCTGTAAATACAAAGCAAATGTTGTATAATCTATTTGGAGCAAGAAACGTTGAGCAATGACAATATCCAGCAGCTATTAGAGTTGTTGAGACAAGAGGAAGAAATGAATAATAGTTATGAACAATACAAGAGTGGGAAGACTCGACGTACAGCTATCCCGCCAAACAAGAAGCACAGAGACAGGAAGAACGACTATTCCCGCAAGGGAAGTCCCCAACACAAGGAGTATGAAAACGATGAAGACGACTACTATTAATAAAGCAATCCTTATTGTAACAATGGGCATTACAGCACACTCAGCTTATGCCTTTGACTACTCTTACGAGTTGTCAGGAGGGTGGAGTAAGCTTGGGAAGGGGCCTAATGGTACATGGTATCAAGAGCCTTTCCCTCATAAGATTGAGCTACAATCCCCTAGTATGTCCTTTGGCATTATCTATAATAAGGATGAGGATAGCTATTGGAGAAGCGGATACACCTATCTAGGCCGAGGCCGATCAGCAGCGGTGGCTACAGCCTCAGATGACAACTACGCCCCAGATAAGCCTCCTACGTATTGTAATGGGCCGTGCTGGGATATGTCCCATTGGTATGGGCGAGGTGTTGTGCAAGGCTTATACACCGGCTATGTTAAGTACACAAGGGTTTACGGAGTAAAAGTAGAAGGCGAAGTGGGAGCATTTGTGTATGCTGCCACATGGACTCAAACTATCCCAGATTGGAAACGCTGTGAGGCTTGCGCTCCTGAATACTTACAAGTAAAACATAAGACTATGCCTTATGCCACACCCTATGTAGCTATTGGGGTTGAAAATGTGTGGGTAACGTATTACCATCGTGTGCAAGCACAAGGGGATAAGTGGCCTGCTGTGTATCGTGGGCCTACTATTAAAGTGGAGTATAGACTGGAGTTTTAATTATGATTAAGAGTATTTGGAGCACCCCAGAAGCTGAAGCATGGTCACGAGGGTTTGGCTATGAGGATTATCTTCGGCTATGTAGCTTAGACGGGACTTCTCCCTTGTCAAAGAGTGCATTTGACCAAGTGGGATATGTGTTTGAAACGGATATGAAGAATAATATTCAATGACTAGACAATACCACAACGGAGTATGGGATAATACTAGCATATTCGTATTCGGGAGTAACCTTGCAGGGATTCATGGGGCAGGAGCAGCCTTGTATGCTGTTAAGAATTGTGGAGCACGTAAAGGGCGAGGCTGGGGTCCATCAGTACAGAGTAGGAACTTTAGCAGAAGGATGGAATATTTATCCAGTGTCAATAGCAAAGTGTCCCGGCTTTATTAAGTGGGTTGATGAAGATTGGGTTTATCACGTTGTGGAGGAATGAATGGACATTCTTAAAGCTGCACAATGCAAGGCTATTGCTAGAGGGCTAAGAGAGTATGCAGAACCTATAGGCTCAATGAGTGGTCTATGGGATATTATCTTTGATTTAGAAGCGTGGTCTAAAGGAAAGCCAGAGGATGTATTCTTGAAGGACAAGAGCATTGATTGGTATATTGATTATGGGAATGAAACATTGATGAGGGTGGGGAAGTACTATGCGGACATCTGATGAGATTATTCAAGACCTTAAAGATAATAGTGATTATTGCATGCGTATCGTGATTGATACATCTGACCAGAACGTATACTTAGAAGGTTGGTATTCCAAGGAGGAGCTTATTGCTATTGTGTATGCTATGGGGCTGAAGGAGAGGGAGGGGGGAAGTGGTGATAACATCTGAAGAGCGAGAGAATGAGTTTAGAGGAGAGCTGAAGCAGCTTCTTGATGTGTATGGGGCAGACATATTCCTACAGGATGTAGGAGGGAGCTGGTCGCCTGAGTATGTTATCTATGTGTGGATGCCCACACGGTATGACGAAGAGGGGAATGTTGAATTGGAGAGTTGTGAATTTAGATTATAAGCTGCGAAGGCAGCAATCGTAGAAGACTCTATCAAGCGGAGCTTGTTGCACCAACAATATTATGCTCGCTTACGCTGTGCTAAGGGCTTGCACTAAACACATTTATGTGTACGGTTTTAGTATTCTCTTTACGTAATTGCGACACTTATTTATATAATTACGACATACCTTGTACGTAAGTTTGACAATTGAATATTCGTGGTGTATAATGTTTATATGTGAATTGAAAGACAAGCGTAGATGTTGTACGTGTGGCTCGTATCAAGGGGGCATTGCAGGCATGCAGTGGGGCCACCTATCCATAAGAACTCAACTGATTAACTTATGTTGATAGGACTTCCCAAACCTCTCATGTGCTATCTCTTTGTGGAGAAGCTGTGGGGGGTTTGGGGGGCTATCAACGAATCTAACTGATTAGTATTATATAGAGATATAGAGATATAGAGATATAGAGATATAGAGATATAGAGATATAGAATAAGCCTCTTAAGGCCGTAGTAGATAAGATTACTTAAACAAGTAGTAGAACTAACGGGCACTAATGACGGTGCATTCATAGCTTCCTTATGGGAGTTGGGATGTCCTGTGGTTAGTGCCCTTTTTGTCGTTCAAAGAAAGGGAAGTATGAAAATAGAGAGTGCTGGGTTTATTACTAGAGAATCTATAAAGATAAGAGGGTGGTCTAAAAGCTATAGATATAGCATTCCTGAGAATATCATTAAGAAAAGATAATAGAAATATCAAGCCCTACAAGGAGCTTTCCATCTACGGAGAGTATTCCTTGTAGGGCTATTTCTTTGTCTAAAAATTTTAATACTAGGGAGAGTATATTGTATAGCTTCGCTATACGGGTAGGAAAATATCATATGCTTCGCATATAGGCTTACACCTTGTGGGAGGATATCTGAGAAATATTGAATATGTTTCGTGAGTTGTTAAACCCCCACCCATACCCTCTAATCTTAACCTTTCCCAGATTCTGAAATATCCATAGCAAGGCACCTAAACAGGCGCTGGCGCCTACGTTGTACTCTCCCTGCCACTACCCTAGCCTGGGCATGTTAGCTCTTCCCTGCGAGCCTATACGCATCAACGCTAGCGTTGTCTATGTCTACCCCGTCACGGCTACCTTTAGGAATACTCTACCTGTACGCCTGCGTACTCGGCTACTGTTCTCACGTATTCGCATACCGTGTGATATGTCATCTTTACCCTTAAGGGCTAACTGTAACAATGTGTCGTAGGTTAATGTTAAGGGCTAACACTATGCAGGGGACATGCAAGGATATTGTTTTCAATTAGTGTACCGATCGTTCGGTACAGTAAATGCTCTGCGTGTTAATGTTAAGAAGCGGTGTCTAACAACTTTTGATTATCACCCTCCCATATTGTTACCCTCTAGTGACACACACCACACAGGTGGCATCTCCCCTCGCATTGTTACCCTGCCCAGTGTTCTATACATCGTCATGCCAGCATGACGCCCTCCTCGCCTGCTATGTTCCATAGCCAAGCCCTAAGCCCTTGATGCATAGCATCATCGCAAGCCCCCACGCTGTCACGTTCTAGCCTTGTGAGACAAGGCCACCCTTGTGCTGTAAGGCGTTAGCCCTATGCCGTAAGGCATGCCATAGGCCCTATACAGGCACACCAGCGTGCAACGTGTAAGCCCCACTCTATGCCTCATTGTTCCACGTGGAACATCCCCATATAGCCCAATGTGCAAGCACAAAAGAAAAGCCCGCTATCTGCGGGCTATTAGATGAAGCAAAATTAATCGTGGGTTAATCTGGCAAAAGTGTTTTCTTGTAGGCGTTATATGCCTGATGCATGGCATTATCGGTCTCGCGTTTAGCTGTAGCAGCTAGCTCGCGAGCTTGTTTCATGACATTAGTTCCATTCCTGCGCTTCGCGCAGAGTCATGAAGAAGTGAATTCCGTGAGTACACTCAATCCGGATATCTGAATCAAAACTGTCTGCTTTAAATATTTCTCCGATCTGATATTGCATATAATGCCCTTGGTTTGTGCTTCCGATAGGCAGTTCCACCCCGTATGGGTTTTCCACCACCTTAACAACTTTTAATTCGCTGGCTCTACACTTTCGGCCAATAAGGCTGTTTGTACGTTTTGCTTTTGAGGGTATAAACACTTTAACGACTACCCCTTCTTTAAGTTTTTTGTAGGCATAAAAACTACCGATTTCAGGAACAATCAGAAAATTAGGCAGGTTAGCCCCTTCAAGGTTAGCCCCTCTGAGGTTAGCCCCTTTAAGGTTAGCCCCTCCAAGGTTAGCCCATCCAAGGTTAGCCCCTCCAAGGATAGCCCATCCAAGGTTAGCCCCTTCAAGGTTAGCCCCTCTGAGGTTAGCCCCTTCGAGGTTAGCCCCTTCGAGGTTAGCCCCTTTAAGGTTAGCCCCTCTGAGGTTAGCCCCTCTGAGGTAAGCCCTTTGATGTACAGCCTTTTCCAAACAACATGCAAGAGTATTTGATTCAGTATCTTCAAACAACTGCCCGCCGTTAATAGAATAGATTTTCATGATATTAGCCTCTAGTTTTAAATGTATTTGATAACGGAAAGCGCAATGCCGCCTGCAACGATCCAGCCTAGCGCCTTGCCGTGATGAAAGCCGCCCTGCCGAGTACGGACAGCCCTCACAGCGCTTGCGCTGGTAACAGCGAAACCGCCTGAGAATGTGACTTGCCGATCGTTTCGCATCTCTTACCCCGTTGTGTTCGTTGATCCAGTGACTCTACTATAGCAAAATAAGTTTAAACGGCGCGAGGATTATTTTTAAGGCGAAGCCTGCGAGAACAACTAAGCCGCCTGCAAGCGCCAAAGTGCATTCGATTTCGTCCCGACACTTACGAATAAGGCTAAACATGATTATTCCTCGCCTGCGGTTTCAGTTGCATCAAAATACAAGCCTTCCATCTCCCAGCACTCTAGGCCATAAGCTTGCGCTACTTGTGCGATCTGTTCCGTGGTTGCCACACCATATCCACCAGCAAGCTCTACGAGGGCCATTAGTGCGTCATTGCGCGGGTTTTGTTTCTGCCTGCGTTTTGCCATTTTATCACCCCGCCCGTTTCGTTAGGCTTTATAGTCTCACGAATCCATAATGTTACGCAAGCCCTTAGAATGTTACACAGTGCGAATTATTTCACACTTCCCTGATGTAGTTCGCAAGCTCTTGCAAGCTCAGACGATCCGCGCCGAGGTGCCCCCCGAACAAGTATCGCCCAAGCATGGCCCTATCGTTTGACGTTGTAACGTCATGCCTTACGGCGGCCAGCAGGGCTTCGGCATCATAAGTGTTACCTGCTGCTATCTGGTCAAGCTTGTTTGCAAGTTCGTGGTTGTTCATCATATCGGTCCTTTTCCGTTAGCTCGTATGCGTCAATCGTGAATCGCGGGACGTTATTTGTTACGATAGTCAATTGTGATATGGCTTTATTCTCCTTTGCCTTGTTGCAGTATTGCGTAATACTTTTCTGCCGCTTCTTGTGCTGTTCTGCCATGCTGCTTGCCTGCAATCCATAGCGGTTCGTAATAATTGCCATTCTCGTTACCTTGTGGAAAGTACAGGGGGTTTCCCTGCTTTACTTTAATTGGCACGCCACAAATGATGATTGTTTGCATGTTATTTGCTCCCATTCATTACATCAAAGGCTTGCGCATTAGCTTCGAGCGTAGCGTTGGGGTCAAGCTTGAGCTTTTCCAATTCACGGCGTAGAGCATAATCAAACGTATCATTCAAGAAATCGCGCAATTGATAACGCTCCGCCAAATGCCGTTGATACTGAAATGACAGAATAAACTCATGCGCCGAAAGCTTAGGGTCAAGCTTTACAGCGAAATCCTGATACCCACAATAATAGCCGTTCTCATCCATACAATGGAAGGCATTAACAGCGCGGATTTTCCCATTCGCTTGCGTCGTGAATTGCCATTTGCAATCAATACCTGAGCCATGCGGCAGGATTTCAAGCAGTAGATCTTCGATTAGGTCATTCATGTTATTACCCTCGCATTCCAAAAATTGCGCCGCTTTGCTTGGTCGTTTCAATCAAGCCCTTTGACTTGGCTCGCGCCGCATATACTGCGACATAGTCACGCGACCATCCAAGGCTTTCCGCGATGTTATTGTACTCACTATTTGGGCTTGTTGCAACTACGTTCAAGAATCGCGCAAAATCTTTTGAAGCTTTGACCCGGTAGGTTTCGCCTGCTTGCGTTAGCTTGCAAGTGATCTTCATTGGGTTGCGCTGGCGGAGCTTTCCCGTTCCGCAGTATTCAACCCCAGCTTTGTTGGCTCGATTGAAGCCTTGCGGTGGCTCCTCTGCTTGCTGGGTTACGCTCCAGCCATTTACGCTTGCCTTGCTACCGTCCAATAGGCAAGAAATGCTAGTCTTTCCAATGTTACCCTGTACGCCGTCAAGTTTGCTTGCAGCATAGGCGGTCATTCCCGTTACATTGACGCTAACGCCTGCGGAGTTTTTCAAAATTGTTTGCATGATAGTTTTCATTGTTCGCCCTCGATTAGTTTTGTTACGTCTTCAATTGTAGCGTGCAGCCTGCGGAGCTTGCTTGCAAATACTTGTGAATAATGTTCGCTTGCGTCAAGCTTGTTCAGATCAATCCACATCTGCTTGTTGGCTGCCTTGCTTGTTCTGAATGATTCGCTTCGCGAAAGCCTATCATTGCAAACAGTTCCGAAACAATCAAAAATTACAGGCCGGAAAAGGCGCCCGGTATTATCTCCGGGCAAACTTTCAAGCAGAGCAAAAAACAAACCCTCGTCCGTTGATACAGTTTGCAGGATGCGAGCACCAAAGCCTTTTAAGGTGTTTTCATCTACATAGTGCGTAATCCCCTCAAGGTTTGCTTGAGCGTCAGACTTCGCATCGCCTGAGCGTTGTTCAAAAAGCTTTCCATTAAAAGCATCAACAATTTGACGGATAGTATCGTTTTTCATGTTCTCAATTCCTAAGATTAAGCGGGCTTTATTCTAACACGTTGTTTATTGCTTGCGTGTGAACTATTTCATAGCCTCAAGCTGGCGGGCGAGCCTAACAAGCTTAGGGCATGCTCCGCTATTCTTAACAAAACGGCGTGCGGCATCCCGACCCCAAGTTTTGAAGCCCTTTGCGGCTTTGATTGCAAGCTGTGTTTGTGTTGTCACGATGTTAGCTCCAGTGCGTTGTTTGCTTCAGTGACTCTACTATAGCAAGTCCCTCAAAACTGTGCAAGCCCTTTCGCAAATTATTTTTAAGCCTCACAGGATACCCGCGGCGCGGCCCTTCCATACAACTAGACGCGCCCGCACGCGTAGCAGGAAACGTGCCACCCTGCCCTTGTAAAGCTGAAAAATAAATGTATACGTTCTCGCGATTGTACGGTATACTTTTTCTAAGCCTAACGGACACAGGACCACTCGCGCCTATGCCATAGGTTAAGTTTATCGGCAGCAGGTTTAATTATAGGCAGGCGCTATTCTTAAATTTTAGTGTTAATCCGAGCATAGTTGGCACGTTAGCTGCTTGCAAAGCACGGTCTATGCCATAACCGCTAGGTTATATAGGGATGGCACGAATTATGCCCTAGCAGGGGGCGTGCCAGAGGCTGAGACAAACTTTTTAGCTGTACCGACCAGTACTCCTACTTTGGTGCCGATGCACTAAAAAGGGGAATTCGTCAAAAACACGCATAGAGGGGTGTAGCGCTATTCGGGACCAAAAATAGGCAGACCTGTACGGGCTGGCGAAAATCCTACGTACCAAAATCACAATTGATTCCTAGGCAAGCCCTATACATATTTTCTTGTACACATAAGCAAAAGGCCCCTACACTTCTGTAGGGGCTCTCTGTCACACAATCAATAAGTCTGCTGTTACTTCTTCCACTGTACTGTGCAAGTGTATCCCTGTGCCGGGAGGGCAATCATCCATAAAAACCAGAGAACGTGGAGGATGAGTAGCCTTCAATTCTTCCATCCACTCTTTATATTCTTCTGAATCAGTGTTTGTTATAGCGGTAGTAATCCGGGCAATCTTATCCACATTCAAGTAGATTAGCTCTCCATATACATCCGTCGCTTTAATAAACTTAGGCATCTCTGTATTTTCCCCTGTTATTCCTGCAATATTCTGCCAATAATTAACACTCAATGGAAGAATGTTTCATGCACTAATGCTATAGTAGAGTACCACGTTTCCCTTTGTGTACCAGTGTTATACAGAATTATCGTGCTACGATAATTCTGCCCTGTTCGGTGTAGTTTGTATGTTGCTCGATACTCCTACAATTTAAGCATAAAATGGGTGATTTCTCGTATAAATTCGAAACTAATTTGGAATTGAAAACATTTCAATATTCATTTCCACAATAGTCTTCCTCCACCCAGCGCCAATCACGCCTTCCATCAATGTAATCATCGAAGGTCTGGTCTTCATTCTCTTGAGCCTGTTCCATAGCCTCTAGGATGCAATACTCCTCCAAGGCATCCACTTCATCTTGTGACTCAGGAATATATTCTACTCCATCCTTTACAATCTCGTACATCTCAAACTCTGCTTCCTCTGAAGGGTAACAGTCTTCAGGGGGACCATATGTACGTCCTTCTACTGCCGGCGTGTAGTACCCTGTGATGTTCCACCACGACCAACCATAAGAAAATGATACAGATTCTAGTGATCCCATGTTCTCTCCTATAAATTCGATTTAGTATTGTAAATGATTTATTCTGCTTTACGAAAAACTACAATATCTGCTACACCTATCTCGGACCAAATAAAAATTTTTATTCCGCCGACGAATTTTGAACCATCCCTAAAAAGAACCTCAACAGTATTCTTTGTGTCAAGCCACTCCGATGCATCAATAGTCTTGAAACAAAAAATTTAATGAATATAGGTTGTGCAGAATTAACTGAAGAAATTAGGTGCTCATCGTTATTTAAGTTTGATTCTTGAATAATACTTGTTCAAGAATTTCATAATAGAGTAGCCAACTTCTCTGCCTAAATTCACAGGAACAGCATTGCCTATTTGTTTGTATTGTTGGGCGATAGAACCTTCAAATTTCCAATCATCAGGAAATGTTTGGATTCGAGCATATTCACGGACGGTAAACGGGCGAGTTTCATCTGGATGACAACGTTCGGTTTGTTTTTGGGCTGGGCTACATGTCAAAGTCAAACAAGGTTCATCCCAACCAATCCTACGAGCTATACCTGTTTTTCCGCCACCAAGATGAAAACTACCTCCCATAAATTCCTTTTGAATTTCTAAAGGCAAATCACGCCAGTAACCTTTTGGTGGAACCAAATCTAAAACATCAATTTTGCTTTTAGGATATTTTGCACCTTCTGATTTTGGGACATTATCTTCAAACAATTCCCCTTTTTGCAAGGCATCTTTTAGAGTGTATATTTTTTTATATGGTTTTGGATATTCAAATTTTACATCAATGTCCTTCCTGATTCCTACTAAAATCAAGCGTTCGCGCTTTTGTGGCACTTTGTAATTTACAGCCTTCAAAACCTGATAAGGCATCACATTGTATCCGATTTCATCCAAAATGGAAATCATCCCTTGAAGGGTTTTTCCATTTTCATGGCTCAACAAACCACGGACGTTTTCACCTATGCAAATGGGAGGATTTACCTCTTTTACAACTCTTGCAAACTCGTAAAACAACGTTCCTCTGGCATCTGCAAGCCCTAACTTTTTACCTGCGTAACTAAACGCTTGACAAGGAAAGCCGCCTGTAACAACATCAATTTTATTATGGTATTCAGAAAAATCAAAACCTTTTATATCACCTTCTAATACTTTCCAATTGGGGCGGTTTTTGCGCAATGTTTGACAAGCCCATTTGTCTATCTCATTCAGTGCGACACATTTCAAACCCGCCTTTTCCATTCCGACAGCCAAACCGCCAGCACCTGCAAACAATTCTAAAACACTGTAATCGTTCTCTGGTTTAACAAAATTGGTGGTTGTTTCTTGTTCAAAATGACAAAGCTTGTTACCAAGGCTAACAGGAAATGCTTTAGTAATTTGTTCAGCAATAAGCTCTGCGAGTAATACGTGCTCTTCCTGTGTAACGCCTCGCTCCATACGGACTTCTAGGTAATGTAGCCAACTGCGGATTGTTCCATTAACGTACAGGCGAGACATTGTAAGCCCTTCAGGGAGGATTACGCGAGCAACTTCCTTTGCAATGCCATGTTCAATTGCCCACTTATAGGATTCTTCCACAAGAGCTAGGATAGCCTTTTGTTTAGCTTCCCAAAGTAGTTCCAGAGCCACATCACTAGGAGCAACACTGCTTTGGCGATTCTTCATGTCTTGCATTCGACATTCGCGAATACAGAATGAGTTACTAAGTTGTGTCACGTCTGCATACCGTTGGCTGAACTCTTGGAAAGAGAAGCTACGATGGCGGAGTAGTTGCCGTGCAATATCTCTTGGGGCTTCCACTTCTACCACGGCATTAGCCATTTCAAGAGGGCTCCAATGCTTATGCTTGACAAGATACTTCAGCAGCTTGTCTGCTGTATCCATATTCATTTGATTAGAAGGATTAGACACACGAGCACAATAAGCAATAAGCTCTTGAGCGTCGTTGATACCTTCTACAACAGGCTGTGTTACTGCAATTAGTTTAGCTTTCAACATTCTTTCTCCATTCTTTATGCGTCATAATCTCAGACCCACACACATCAACCTCTATATTGTTATCCAACATGACAACATACCGTTGATGGGGTGCTGCCTCGTGGTTAAACTGGTCTGTCGTGTAGAAGTGCTTCACTACGCCTTCATAGAAGGTGCCTGTTATCCAATCTGGCAGTACTACGCTGTCCCCTTTAAGGAACTTATAGTATTTACGGGCAGCCTTCTCCCACTCTTCTTCAGTTACGTAGAGTTTCTTCATAGCTCAATTTCTACACCATCGCCCGTATATTCTACCAGAACATATTGAATCTGGTCATCTAGTTTTAGATGCACAGCTTGTGGGTAGGGAAGCCCTTTACTGGTAAGCCGTGTTTGATATTCTACGGTGTGCAAAGCAAAAGCATTCTTAGCTGCTGCACTCGTTGCCCAAGCAATCTTAGGGCCAAAGGCTACAAATTTGTTCTCATACTTATCTTTGATGAAGTAGAGGCGGGATGCTAGTTTCATTCTGCTTCTCCCACAATCTTTTTAAGACGTCTAATCTTAGCTTCAGCCTCAAGAAGTTCTTGTTTAGCTTGTTCAAGTTTATACTCTTCCAGCCGTTTCTTCTCTGCTTCGACAGCAGCGATCTTGGCTGAACTTACAGCAGCACACACAGCTTCTGATTTGAAAATAGTCTTTCCAACAGTCCAGAGAGTACCACTACCAATGCCGGTTTCAACACACATTACCACTTCTTCATAACCCTTTTGTGGAGCATAGTTGCTATAGAACGAATACCCTTCGTGACCGGGAGAATCTGTTACTTCTACGCGAATTTGCCCTATAGTTAATGCTCTTACACGGTTTTCTGAGAAGGCGTATCCAATATCTCCACACGAGAACGTAGTATTAATTTGCATCATTAGCCTCCAACAGTTTCTTCAATTGCTTCACAGCATAATCATCCAGAAATACCTGTGTTACTTCTGCTAAGTCAGAGTTATCATCTCCTGTCCAATATGCTTGTATAACAGAGATAGCCTTCATGCCCTTATGGTAGCACAAAGCAAGGCGCGCCCCTCCTCCATCACTAAATGTCACCACAGGATCAAGCTCTTCCAGGTCTAGTACAGCCTTATTAAATTGTTCAAGTCCATCAGGCATCAGAAAGTCTCCTCACTATAATTACTCACATCATCCTCTGTCAAAGCATACTCCTTAACATCGGAGACTTGCCAGAAATTAACAAACACTTCCTTATCTATCCAAGTCTTAATCATAGTCTCTAGCTCTTTAATCTTTTCTTTTGATACGTCTTCAAAGAAACCCTCTGACCACTCTCCGGCATCATCATAGGCTTGGTCTTGCATGTGTTCAATCATAAACTCAACATCAAAGAAGCTGCTAGCTTTCTTTTGTTTCTTAGTTCCTATGTAAATCGTCTGACCAATACAAGGGCAACTCTCCAAACGTTGAAGAGCATCATCCATCTCTTCAAAGAATTCTTCTTCATCTATTGAATACACTTTATCAGACATTCTACTCTCCTTATTTCTCAATCACCATTACACGAATAATTTCTTTTACGTTTCCCTCTTCATCCTTCTCCTTGTACCCTCTCATCACTTCATCAATGAAGCGGCTATTCTCAAGCTCTTCAATAAGAGGGTTATCTAAGCAAAGTACGTGTGTGGAAAGGTCTTTGAATTGTACAACACATGTTTTCTGCATGCTTACTTCCCTTTAATCAATGAAGAAGCATATTCCATAACATAAATCTTTGGGGCTAGCCAGATTTGGAGCATGTCGAATAGGGCTACTGAGCCTACGATCACACAGACAATAGTAAGGATGCCTCCGATAATCAAAGCCACCGCTGTAGGGCCGCCCAGATACGAGTCTTGCAAGTACTCATTCTTAATAATCCACCTGACAAATAGCACATATCCTAGTACAAACAGGAGGCAAAGCGTAAATACCATTCCAGCTTGAGCCATCTTCCACACAAGCAACTGGTGGATAACATCAGGGAGTTGTGCAGACAGGAACGTTGTAGCACTGTCAATGCTTTCTACAGCCTTAGTAATAACACCTGCAAGGGCTTGGTTCAGCGGATCAGGTCATTTTAGTTCTCCTTTAAGAAAGCAACTCAGGATTAAACGGAGCATATGTAATAACAGCCTTAGCCACTTGGACCTTTCCGTTCTTGAAATAGGCCCTCCACATATCCCCTGCTTCCTCTCCGTTTCCCTCTACAGTGAAAATTGCTTCTGGATAAGCGTTTGAAATAGTAAGCATGTCTCTCTTCCAATCATACCACTTCGCCTCTTGCAAGTATCCGTTTCTAAAAGAATACTTGGTTACTTCCTTCAGTGTCTTATCAAGATCATTTCCAATAGCATAATCATCCACACTAACTTCAAAATCTGTGTAATAGCCCATTTCGGTTCTCCTTACTCATTAGTTGTAAATATACCAGCAATCTCCAGTGCTCTGGCGCATATAGAGCACGGCATGCTGTTGCCTGCTGTCCCATCTTTCTTGGCCCTAGCGATGTAGAGAGTATGGCATATTTTCTTCTGCTTTGCAAGCAAAGCTAGTACATGAATCTCGGCGTGTAAGCCTATGCAATAATCACGCCCTACAGCCTTAGCATATCGGGCCTGTAAAGTATGAGTTTTACAGTACAAATTACCTGCTTCAGCTATAACATTACCACGTTTATCTACAGCTACAGCGTAATGTCTACTCCGTCCCTTAGAACAATGCTGTGCAGCTTTCATCAAGGCGTAGGAGAGCATTACCCTCTTTCCTTCAATACTGCTTGCTCGTATCCATCGTCATAGCCAGCATAGAAAGCTGCCTTCCAAGCATCCTGCACAATGTGCTTAATCCCCTGCATCATCGGCCCTTTCTCAACAAGGCGCTTCTTGGCGCAATATTCTTTCCAATATTCCTCGAATGTTTGCATGCTAACTCCCTTGAAATTCATAGTCATTGTAAGGAACTTCATCACCTTCGTCTAGTACTTCATCGAAACACTCTTCACACATACCAGAGATTTGGGTTTCTCTCCAGCCACCTTTAGTGTAAACATTGGCCTTAGTGAAGGGCTCATGGCAACAGATGCAGTGAGAATACATTATAAAGTTCCCTATAAATTAGATTTGAAAAAGAAAAGCCCCGAACAGACTCTATATTAGCAGACTGAACGGGGCTGTCAAGGGTTATTTCAGATCATCCACACTTGCTACTACCACAATTAACACACTTCTGACATCCTTCTTCATAAACAATCTTGTCGCTTCCACACTCAGAGCACTTAACTCCTGCTACTTTCTCACCGTTCTTTATGAAGCTGCTCAGATACTTCTTAATTGTAAACAAGAATGATCCAACAAAGATGTTATCTACGGCATCAAGAGCAGAAACAATGCTTCTGACACGAACACCATGCCGAAGGTTAAGACTAATAGCCCTAGCAATTTTAGTGGTGTTATTATCTGCCACCACCTTGTCCTCAATTTCCTTCACGTACTGCTCAGGAACACCCTTGAGTCTTGCTAGAGCAAACAACACCTCTGCTGCATACTTCGATGTTGTGTTCTTCTCAGGATGATTCGTATGAACAAACAAAGCCATTGGTGCTGTGCTGTCTTCATTCATAATCGTAGTGACATACCACTTCTTGCCTTCTGCCTTCAGCCGCTTCATCACTGCCGGTAGGCTATCGGAAAGCTTAACGTCATCTAGGATTACCTCTTCCCCTTCAGATTCGGTATCTTCCTTTGCTGCTAATACAGCAGACATGGTGCCGGAACGATAGGTGGTGAAGCCTTTGATATACCCTGTCTTGTACACATCTAGGTAGAGATTCTTAAACTCCTCGTAGGGATAGTCATTGGGGATATTGACAGTCTTGCTACAGGCAGAGTCGGTATAGCGAGCAAATCCCTTTAGGTCTGTAATATGAGCTTGCGCACTAAGCTGTGTTGTGGTAACTGCCCAAGTGGCGGTAGGTGCCCACTCTCCACGAGCTTTAAGCCAGCGAACACCATAGTCCTCACATAGCACTTCCTTAGTTAATCCCCGGCTCTTGTCAATCTTGTAAGTAACCCCATTCCAAACTCCCTTCAGGATTGGCTCATCGCCTTCCTTGGTTTCCTTGAATACTTCTGTCTCAAACCACTCTCCTTCAAACCACTTAGGGGTGAATGCCTGCATGTCTTCCGGCATCTGTGGAACGATAACAGTACGAATGTACTCAGGCATGAAGATAGGCTCAATACCTCCAGAGACGATGTTAGCTAGGATTGAAGTGTTCCCTGTAGGCTGCTGTGATAGCAAACTACTGTTGCGAATACCAAAGTGCTTTAGCTTCTCCATGTACCCATCGGACAGTCCGATAGAGTTAATAAAGGCTCCCTGTGCATGCCTCTCTGGGACGCAATACTTAAACTTGCCTTTCTCCATCGCTAGATCAATTGATGCCTCGTAAGCAGCTCTTGCATATGCTTGCATGATCTGCTCTTGTAGCTCTAATGCTTCTTCGCTGCCGAAGACAACTTTCTTCATGAATAGTAAGCTACCCCAGCCCAGCACTCCACAGCCAATACGGCGTTTGTTGCGCATTGAATCAGTGTACTCAGGCAGAGGGGCACCAGAGTATTCATTTACATTGTCAAGGAAACGCACGAGATACTTAACGTACTTAGTAATTCCATTGATATCAACTTCTCTGGTTTTATCATCTAAGAATTGAGTTAGATTTACACTACCCAAGCAACAGATACCACCCGGAGCTAGGGTCTGCTCCCCGCAGTTATGCACCACAACACCTTGCAAAACTCCCCAATGGGCTACAGGCTCGTTGAAGTCAAACACTTCCCAAGCCTCAGATTCCACAACGTTTTGCACATAAGGGGCAGAGTTTAAGATTGCAACCTCTAACGCCTTACGTTTGTATTCATGTAGAAATGATACCTTCTCTGCAAAGATAATAAGGTTCTCGTTACCTACAAGATTAACATCATAGCTCTGTTTACATAGATAATCACCATTTGCAAACTTTACTTTAGTAGGCTTGTTCGTTGTAATATAAGGAGTCATACCATTACTTGCAAGCCAAGTGGCTACCTTATCCACCAATGCACGAGAGGTAGCTTTCAGGGCAACACGACTAGCAGACTTAATTACAGACCCATTGGCAGAGTAAAGCCCCATCATAAAGTCCTCGTTTACCTCGTCGGGGAGAACCCTATCGTAAGTAAGGGCACCCTTCAGACCATACTTAACCGCTAGATCATAAACAGAAGTTAGATAATGATTTCCAGCCGTAGTTACACCAAAATAGGGAGCTACTTCTAAATCCTTTTTCCCAATGCAAACTTCCATCCCTAGGTGCCGCTCAGAGTTTAAGCGGTTCAGCATACCATCTCCAAAAATGAAGCCAGCCTTAAAGCTTTCCTCATCAACCGGTACAGATTTAATACTATAAAAAGGCATGAGTCGCTTGCCTTTTAGATTCTTAGCCTCACACTCAGACTCATCATTAAGCATAAATCTATGGTCTGGCGTACAGAAAATACTGTCCTTCTTTGCAAAGCGAACTTCTACAGTAGACTTTACTCCGTTTGACCAGACTTTTCCCTTAGAAACAGTACCGTCTTTATTTACGTTATTAAACTCCCTGCCTTCCAGAGAATCAATGCGCTTATAGCCCTCGGTAGTAAGTAATTGCATATCCCCTCTAAAACAGGGATTGGTCGCCTTAATTGTTTCGCCATACGAGAAAGGATTAAAGTAGTTAGCCCTGTCTAGGAACAACACTCCCGGCTCTGCTCGGTTATAAGTAGACTCCATAACCAAGTTCCACAGTTGCCTAACAGATACTGTGTCATGCACAACAACGGGATAACCCTTAGCCTTCCATTCTTGAATGTTACCAACCCATTCAGCCTTGTAAGCAGGATGCTTTGTATCTGGGAAGATTAGTTCCCACTGGTCAAGCTCGTTCTGCCGATCTGGAGGGGTAAGTGGATCATTTAGGGCTAGAAGCCTCCCCATGAATTCATCAGAGAAATTAACAGAGATATTAAACTTTGTAAGCCTGCCGTGCTGCTGTTTAGCGGTAATAAATTCGATCACATCAGGGTGCCAACAATCAAGGCAGCCCATCATGGCCCCCTTACGAATCTTCCCCTTGGCCTTGCTATTCTTACTTTTCTTTCCACTACCGGAAGTAACAATCTCAGAAGACTTATCAAACATCTCCATAAACTTCACTGCACCGGGAGTCTCTACACCAATCCCTTCAATGAAGGCTCCACGAGGACGGATATAACTAAAATTCTCGCCCCAGCCACCTTCGCTAGCTAGTGTTTTAGCTTGCCAATCAAGGTGCTGCATAATACCTTTAAGGGAGTCCATATCATGAGGAACATTTGGGCCGACAAAGCAATTACCCGTAAGTAGAAGGCTGTTCGTAATAACAAAAGAGTGCGTTACATTTTCTTCGCAACAAAATACATTGCATAGACGCCCAATTGAAGAAACACTAAGACACCTCACAGAGCCTTGCAGGGCTTTTTTATCTACAAGTGCTCCACGCTTACTGGTGTGAGAGTTCTTCAGCACTAAAAAGTCCTTCACATATTTCTTAGACAACACTATCTTCCAAAGGTCTGACTTCTTACCGTCAAAAGGGCTTACTTCGCGTACTTTTTTGACGGATGGGACAGGTATTCCCACGGTAGCGCACAACTCTTGCACAAGGCAGGCATACTCGTAATCTGCTGTGTGAATCATTGTGTGCCCACGAGTATCTACGCAACCATCTGATGCGAGCAGGCCCGCCAAAAAGCCAAGGAGGTAACTGACTGACTTTTCATTAATAACCGGAAAGTCTTTGTATCGCGCAGGTTGTCCATCCACCCAATAAACACCCTCTGGATCGTCCTTGTACCAACCAGTTTTACACCAGCCAAAGTTGTCTGCTACAAGGTGCCTACTGTCGTAAAACTGGTTAAGGCGTGAGTAGGTAGCCTTATGTTTATTGCAGTAATAAAGATTGCCGTCCCCCAAGATCAGGCCATTTTTAATGCCTTCACGAAAAGCCGAGTCATCCTCCACGCAAAGGGATTCAAGCCCCACGAGGGCGACAGACTTTCCCACCAACTCTTCCGTCGTAACGACACTCTTACCACCTTTCGGAGCGTTAACCACCCACCTATGGTTTGCAGTGGCCTCCACGACCTCCCCGTTTGAGAATTGTACTTCAAATACTTCTTGCTCCCCGTGTTGAGAGAACAATGCCGGAGAATATACCCCGTTCCCGTTTAGAACATTTACAACAGTCCCTGCCAAATCAGCAATGGGGAACATTCCTTTGTCAGTATGAACGAGGGTGTTGCCGGACAGGCAATTTGCAAGGGTGGTATTACCAAAGTCTGTACCCGCATTACTATAGATACGTCCACCAGTTGTTACTTTGAAATTAGATAGCATGTCAAAGAACTTATCTTCCCATTCTGTCCTGAGTGCTTCTGTCTTCTCTACGCTGGCAATAGCTTTAGCCACTCTATGAAAAGTGTCTTCTACGTTTGTATCTTCGTGGTGTTTATACGTTGTACGCCACACTTCTTCTGAAAAGCTATCTTCAAACTTTGTCATTCATCTTCTTTCTTATTGTTAGAAATCCCATCCTGATACCCTTGCTGATACACAATCTTAGCTACATGAAATAATGCCGCATCAAAGGAAAACCTCTGTGCGGCATTCTCGGCCATGTGTTCAGCAAACTCTTGTCTAATGTAATTCAAATCAAGCATAATTCTCCACTGAAGGAATACTATTATAACATGCAAATTGGCTAAAAGCAATCATTACTTTAATCGTTATCATCTACTTCCTTAAATTTCATTACAACATACAGGTCTTCATCAACCCCTATTTGTTCTGATAGCTCATTTGCAAAATCTCTAGCCTCCCACAGTACCTCAGTTAGAAATAAGTCTCTACCCTCATAGCATAGCCCCTTAGGCCAGTTACTGTTTCCCTTGAACCAAACACAATAGAGGTTCATATCAAATCCCCGTCAAGACAACAGGCTTCAGCCCCACTACCATATACTCCAAGCAGCTCTTCATAGCTACTTCCTTATATTTAGGCATGTCTTCCTTGCTAATACTAGACGCCTTAGCAGCAACACTTTCTACAAGACCATTACAATAAGCAGAGAGAATCATTTCAAGGGCTTTCGTATCAACGCTTACGCGAGAAGGGGGCTCCTGTGAATGTGCTAATGAGGATGCTAGGAATACCCAAGCAGCTAGGATAAGTTTCTTCATTTAGTTCTCCTTAAACAATATGCTCACGAGGGTTAATTGTTACGCCTTGCTTTGCAAGCTCTAGCCACATCTTATATTGAAGAGCCTTATTCCAGTCCTTCTCAGAACCCTCTCCATCTTTACTACCTGCCCGCTGAGTGTATTTCATGATGTTAAACTTCATGGCACCTTGAAACTCTTCAGGTGTGAGGGTCATCTGACAAATCTCAATTGGTTGAATAAGCTTAGAGTTATAGTGCTTACTTGTAGCTGCACTACCTGTATCTGCTGCCGGGAAGGGTTCTGCACACAACGGCTCAACAACTGATGCCACAGCTCTTGAAACAATCTCATCAGCGGCCTTAGCAGATTCTACAAATTCAAGGGAGCTAGCCGGGAAGTCAAAAGGACACCCTACGAAATAGATTCCTTGTGAATAAACTGAGCTAATAGTAAGTGTTTTTCCAATGTAGTCGTCCATGTCCTCCGTCCACACATTACTCCAACCCTTTTCACTTTCAACACGCTTTACAACACAAACCTTATCACCTACCTTGAATTCAAACTTTTCTACAACAAGCTCAAGCACTTCAAGAGGCCACCACCAACCTTGGCTACCGTTTTTGTGGGCGTACAAGTCTTTATCAGTAACTTCAGTAACTGTAAGCTGTTCTCCAATAAGCTTTTCCATGTCTTCCATCCAACCCTGATTTGGAAACTCCTCGTCCGTAAAAGAGCGTGTAGCCCGTACAATATCACCCACTTTAAATGTACTCATTACTTCTCCTTGTAGAATATGTGCCGCTTGTAAGCATATGTTCTCTGCTTCTTTCTAGCCCATTTAGGTCTAGCTTTCACATGAACAAAGTATGTGGCTCCATTTGTAAAATCTTTTAGCGTTCCTCTATTATACTCTTCAATCATGTGGATCGCAAGCAATCGGTATGATTTATTTACAGCAGGAATGCTCCCAGAGTACCAACTAAATTGCCCCTTAGCTTTAACAACCGAGCAAATAGATTTCTTACTTACAAAAGTCCTATTAAGCACAACAAGAGCTACAGCTTCTTGTCCATGTCGTCCTTCCCCACTAGCTTCCTTGTGCATAGCTGCTGCTAGACACTTAACATCATTGGAACGGAGGGCCATTACTGGCAACGAGAAGCAACAGAGCAGTAGAAACAATACATAACGTAACCATTGCATTATTCCACTTTCTTCTTGTGCGTAGCAAGCCGAATGCCCTCTTGAACACCTCGCTCATAGGCTTTCTGTTCTTCTTTAGTCATTATGCACACTCCGATTCGAATTTATCTTTAACGTCTTGCTCCCGTTTGACAGCAAGACTGCGCTCACATTGACAAGAACATTCTACACAACGTAGATAGTCTTGCTCAGACAACTTGTGAAACTTGATAATGCTATAGATTAGCCAAACAAACACACCACATCCGCCAATTGCAATAAATGCTGGGAGAATATAACTCATTTCTTAGGTTCCTTTCGTTTAACTTTAGTTGCTAGGAGGTATTTGTCTCCTAAGTATTTTAGAGCTGCCACACGTTTAATGTACATCTCATCAGATTCTTTGTCAAGCTGTTTAATTTCTTGCATCTTATTCTCCCTCATAATACTTATCCAGCACTTGTGCCATAGCCTTACTAAACTCTTCACAGATTGTCTCAGCATCATCAATTCCGGGATGTACGTCTGCTGCACGATCAATAAATTTCATGGCTACTTTACCAAGTTCTGCTTCTGTTTCAAGCTGTGCAATCCTAGCGCGCTGCCATTTACAGGCGGCTTTCCAACAGTCAAGATAGTTTTCATTATTGTCAGAGTTCTTGAAAGCCTCGTACTCTCCGTCTGTGGTTGTCATTGCTTACTCCCTTTAAGTTTCTCAATCTCTGCATGTATTGCATTTACGAATACGGGGTAACTAAAATTGTCAATACTTTTCTTTCCAACCGCTTCACAAATCTGAACGCACCTTACCATTGCACCAATTACCATCCTATCCACTATTCGTACTACTTGCTCTTCTGTGAATAACTCGGCATCCTGCTTATTCTCTGCCCACTTCGCTCCAGAACTGAAAGCACTGAACAAGTCTGAGTAGTTAAACCCATCTCCGTAAGTTTGGGCATACTCTACACATGCTTCTGCTAAGGAAATGGAGTTAGTAATAAATTGCTCAGGGCTAGAATATTCACGAAAAGGTTGCTTATTGAACTGTGCAATGTCCTCTTCATCATCGAACATATCGTCAATTTCCATCAAATACTCTCTTCAATCATATAAAGCTTTGACTCTAATACTTCACACCACACTTCATTTGGTTGTTCAACAAGAGCAAATTGAAACCATCCACGATGCTTACCTAAATAGATAAGACGTTTAGGCTGATATTGCCAGTTGTATTTTCCACCCTTCACAAGCTCTTTTGCAATCATTTCTTCACCCTCTTCCCTGAACACTTAGGACACAACACCCTACCATCACGCTTAAACACCCAGCCAGCTTTACGTGCCCTAGCAAAGCATAGCTTATCAGACTCTCTTACATATTGGTGTGGGAATTCTCCAAGCAAGTGTTGATGCTTATCTGTAAGAACACCAAACAAGTCTCTGAGCCGGCATCATTATCACAATATAAATCTAATGTATAACTTCCTAGCCACATTATACAGGCTCCTTAGTAATTGTCATTTCCATACTGCTCCGTATAAGCCTCTTGGATGAAATCTTCCACATAAAAGCCTACATCTGTGGCTGCATTATTGTACGTTTCATCTAGCATGTCAAGATGATCCTCACAATATCCTACTTCAACATAACCAGCCTTTAGTAGCTTCTTACAAATCTTACAAGTAGCACGCATCAGGAAGCCTCAGTAAGCAATAGTTCGCAAGCACCAAAGGCGTGCTGTAGGTTATCTCCAATATACACAGGGCTAATCTTAGACACCCCTCCTGTAGAGTGATACATCACTGTGAGGCTATCTCCACGAAAAGTGAATACGAAACCAAGCTTTGCATAATGACGAATATCTTCAACGAATTCCATTTTGTAGCTCCATCATAAGACTGTCAATACAGATAATAGCCCACACGAAAGACAGGCAAGAAGAAATTACGAAAAAGATATCCTTGCTGTGTGTAGCGCCTAAACCAAAGAAAGATACAATCACAAGGCAGAAAGAAATAATAAGGTATAGGAACTTTCTTTTAATTTCAGTGCTGATGCGAGTATTAGTATCCATGTTGTTCTCCTTAATTATCTTGTTGTGTGTTAATAAAAGAAACAGACTCACTATAGTAGCCGTTACTACTTCCGTACCAGCGAATAGTAACATACCCCTTACGTGTAGCAAACTTATAGAAGGTCCAAGTGAAACTTTCTTGGTACTCAGGTTCAACTCCTTCAGGGTCTTCAAAACTAGTAACTTTCTCTGCAAGAAGGATTGGCTCTCCTATAAGATCATTCAAATCTCCACAGATATCTTCAATATACACATTTTCACAGCAATCTTGTTGATGGTACATTACATACTGAATGCAGTCTTCTGTAATGAAGATAATATTATCTGCGATAGTTCCTATGTGAGAGAGCGTCTTACCGATCAATTCTTCTACTTGCGCCATTTCATTCTCCTTTAATATTCATGATGTACCCCTTGTTGTTCAGATTCTGTGTTTGTTCCAAGACGCTGAACAATGATGTGAATTAGAACAATTGCTTCAATAATAGCCATAACTTTCCAAAGGTTGTCGGGGTGCCCTGTAGCCCACATAATCACAGCAAGAGTAAATAGCCCAGAGTTAATCAAGGCATTCCAGAAATCAAGTTGTTTCACAATGTTTAGCATTGTTGTCTCCTTCAAAGATACTACTAAGTCGTAGTAGATCACTCAGCTTGTTAGTGTAATACAGGGCTCGTTTGCTGTCTGTCCCTACATTACGCAGGATATTACAGATAATGTCAATCTTCTTTACCTTGCTTGCTAGAGCATTCTGCGAGACACAGTAGAGATAATAATTATAGTCTTCCCCCTTCTTACGGGTAAGTGCCTCCACAGCCTCTACGATAGCACAACTAAAGCCTGCTGTCAATAACTGCTCTGCTGTAGCCCCTTCGACGTCTTCAAGGTAATCATGGAGGATAGCCACAACGTTAAGGTCATGATCGTTCCCATAGACATTCTTACACATTTGATAAACTTTGTCAATGTGTTCTGACATATATTCTTCTGTGTGGCCTGAACAAGCCAGTTTGTAGGCGTTAAGTTCGTTCATTTTGCTTTAATCCCAATAATCTTAGGTGTAATTTGAGGAGTAGCCAGCTTCACAGTGCTCCCGCCCAGCACGACATTCCCACAGGTAACAAGGCCGTCTTCTTCGTCCATACTTGGGATAAAGACAAGCGTATCAAATCCAGCATCAATAAGTCCCTCTTCAGCTTGCTTATAGGGAGTGAATGTATCATACCCCCCTACAGTTTTTATACCATTTTCAGTACAAGCTGTGTTGTTATGAATAGGTGTGATCTTCACCATAAACTTATTGGTATCGAACATACTCTTCAGGAGCTTGGCATCAATCTCATAATCTGAGCTAAAAGCAAAGTTAAGACAATACTTGCGACTAATGGGTTCTGGCATCAGTTCAGCAATCTTAGAAAAATCCTTAATGCTTAGAGACATTCCAGAGAACATGTCTTCACGTTGTGCTTCATTGGTACTATTAATACTGAACTGGAAACCTGCTTGGCCGTTATACAGATCATTCTTAATGTCGCACCATTGCAAGATACGACTCTGTAGCCCCTTAAAGGCTTTAGGCAAGGACGTAGTGAGCACCGGATGAATGACTTCAATAGAGAGCCCCGTATCGTAAGCAATCTCTCGCTTATTATTGTACAGCCACTCAGAGAACTCAAACACCGCCTCATTGAAGATTGGTTCTCCCATACGGGCGAAGTGAATATTAAGCCGCTCAGTGTAGTGTGTATCAGGGAACAGACTGATAGCCTTGTAAAGCTGTGCTCGCAAATCATTAACTGAAGCATTCCCGTTCCAAGGAACATTAGGAACATCACAGAATTTACACTTCATTACACAACCGTATTGAGTGCTGAGTGTCACCACCCACTTCTCGGATAGAGGCATGCAGTGTGTATTCTCCACACCATTAAGCTCACGATTGTAACCCAAGAAATTAGCCTTAATATTGTGAGCCTTACCATAGTCTCCGATGGAGAGGGTTTCAAGTTCCCCCTTGGAGTAGTGGTCTGTGAAAAGGTATCCCGTAGGGAGTGTAATTACTTTATTCATTGGTTTTCTCCTCGCAAATGTAAAATCCTTCTGTTCCACTACTAGGTGGAACAAAGTGCCCACAGTGTAGCTTCTCTTTGCAATTAGGGCAAACAATCTTAGGGGCACAGCAGAATGGCTACGCGTTCAATGTGCCCCTATTCTGCTTGCGTTGTTTGGCGTTCATTTCATCGCTTCAACTAAGCGTTTGGCAACATACAATGGAATCTCAAAGGCTCCTTGATTAGTCTCAGCATCACACATTGCAATGCCCGGATCAAAGCCAATAACCTTAAATCCTATGTCTTCAAACGGCTTGGTAATCTTCCCCCACTCCTTTGAAAACTTATTGACATCAGTTGTCCAACTTCCGTCTGGCAATCTTAGTTCATTATTCATGACTTTCTCCTAGAATAGTCTTCAGAGCTTTATAGTTTTGCCATGAAAGCCCTTCATGATGGTCCGTCTGCACAAAATGTGCCCACTGCTCATCTGTCATATCATCGTCATCATCTACGATAGCATACTTCTCAATTGCATCAAAATAATCTGCAACCCACATGGCAATCTCATTCCCACGCACTCCGTAATTAAGATTACGAGTCATTCCAATAATCGGTAGGTCTAGGTCTTCTCCCATCTTAACTACTTGATCTAGGCTTCGGCCTATCCGCCAAGAGCTGGACAGGACAATCTTAGTGTCTGTCTCTTTGCACAAGGTACGAATAAGCCCAACAGCTACCATGTCAAACTTGGAGAGCCCTTTAGGTGATGTGTCATGCCCATAGCCGTTGAAGGCTACAGCAGTACGTGTGGAGTTTAGCACTCCATCAATGTCTAGGAATAGGATTTTCATTCTATTCTCCCAGCACTATCGGAGTAATCTTTACAACAGAAACGTTGTTAGGAAATCCATCTGGGGATTTATGGAATCTTCGTTCAGCATTAAGGCAAAACTTAATGAGTTTCTTATCCTTAACTTTGTTGATCTGCTTCCATGAAGGTCTGCGAGAAGCTTCCACAAGAAATCTTTCAATCCTGCGTTCCCCTCTCATTCCCCAATCAAGATCAAAACTCACTTCGTAGATAGCCATGTCGCTCTCCTTCGTTGTTGATGTACCCATACTACCAAAGAAATCTTCTATGTCAAGAACTTTCTTCCTCCCTTAGCTAACCCCCTGGCTTTAAGCGGTTATTTTAACGAGTTGGATACTTACTACCTCCAACAGCTTTACGCAGCTCCTAGCCCTGTATAAACGCCAGCAAATGGCATTCCTGTATGTTAGTCTATGTGCTTGAAGTATGCTAATCTGTTTCTTGTGGTTGTACAAGAAATATTTTCATGTAGTGCTTGACTTCTTAGGATTGTGATGATATTATAAATGTGTAGATGGATTATTCGTCTTCTCTCATGTGTCTTTGTTACGCTTGTTGTTGCGGCACATGTTATAGCTCGGAAGAGCACAGCACTGCAATACCAAGGTGCTACGGTAGCATTGGATAAGGAAAGAGTTTTCGGCTGAGAAGCCTCTGCGTAAGCAGAATACTTATCTCTACACGACCGGGACAACTCCTGATGTACGCAGAATCTTGCGGGGAGAATAGTGTAGCGCAATGGAGACAGACATGTTTCACATGCCCTTAATCGTCTGAAGTTTGTTGTAGATGGTTATTGCAGGTAGAGCTTGCTGAGTGTACCTCCTTCATCGGACTGTACACAATAAGCATTGCTTTGCCTTATGAACTGAGTTTGTTATAAGTACTTGATATATAAGGAATAAATATATTGTAGTATAAATACTACATAGTAATACTTTCTAGTAGTAAGCACATAGAGCCCTTACAGCCTCCCAAGGTTTGTAAGGGCTCTTTCTTTTCTATTGACAGACTAAGAATCTTGTGAAACAATGTTGTCTCAACATCGGACACAGCAGGAGCTAACATGAGATTTGAGACATTCTGTAATAAGCTTCGTAAAGAACTTGGACTAAAGAAACTTGGCACAGGTGTATACGCTCGTGTGTATGGCAACGATACGCATGTGTATAAGATTATTGCTAAACCTACGGAGCAAGCCTGCACGATTAACTACTTGAAGTGGTGCAAGAAGCATCATGAGACTAATCCTTGGCTTCCTAAAGTTTATGAAATCAGGCAATGCCGTGGGTTTGTAATCGTTAAGATGGAGAGGCTTGAGATAGGGAAGGAAGTAAGTAAGGTGAATAAATTTGAGCGTTGCTCAGGTGGAACAAGAGTATGGGACGCTTACGATGCTCAAAAGGTTGTTAAAACTACAAAAGATGCTGGGCTAAAGCAAGTGATGAAATACCTTGCAAGGGTAAGCCCTTATGATGGCTTCGATATGCACTCAGATAACTTCCTTCTACGTGGTAATCAAGTTGTTATCACAGACCCTTTAGCCTGTTGACATTTCAACGAAGTTGATGTAGTATGTGAGATATTCACTAAAGGAGAATGTATGACGAAAGAATTCACAATGAGCATGTACGGCTCAAAAGAAGCCTTGCTTGAGGCTAAGTGTAAATGGCTTGAGGAGCAGATTCAGTGGATACAGGACAGCCTACATAGTCTTAATATCCCGGTGTATGGCAGTAAGTTTGTTATGGAATATTATACAAACGAAGGGTTTATTGAGTCTGTTGAGGGGAAGTCCTTACTGAAATGTATTGATAAAGCACAACAACGAGAAGAGGCGTAATGGGAACCCTGTCACACAAAGAACCATGTAAGAAATGTAGAGATAAAGGGAGGGATGCTGACGGCGATAATCTGGCTGTATATACAGACGGGAGTAGCTATTGTTGGTCTTGTGGTTTTACTATCCCTTCTGAAGCTTGGCTACTAGCTAATGGAAAGAAAACTGAATGGTACTACTCTAAAGAGGATGAAGAAGTTATGAGCAAGGAAAAGCTAACGAAAGAAGAGCTTGCACAGATTAAGGAATACACAGGAGAACGTGGGCATTCCCTTCGTGGCATCACAGATGAAACCTATGGCTATTTCAAAGTACGTCACAAGTATTCTGAGGAAACAGGAGAGCCTACGCACCAGTATTACCCCGTCACTACTGGATACGAAGCATCAGGTTACAAGATTCGCGAATTACCTAAGAAGTTCTCCAGTATCGGTCTAACTGGCAAGGATGCTGATCTTTTCGGAATGTGGCGCTTTAAGAGTTCTAATGGTAAATTCTGTATGATTCTTGCTGGGGAAGTGGATTGCATGTCGGCTTTCCAGCTTCTTGAAGGCTACCGTAAGAGTAAGGGTGCAGACTTCGACCCTATTCCTTGTGTAAGCCCTACAATTGGTGAATCAGGCTCAGATAAACAAATTTCAAAGCATTATGAGTGGTTTGACAGGTTTGATAAAATTATCGTATGCTATGACATGGATGCTGCTGGTAAGGAAGCTACACAGAAGCTTGTAAGTGTTCTACCAAAAGGTAAGATGCACGTCATGGAGCTACCTTCTAAAGATACAAATAAGATGCTGGAGGATGGTCAGGCTAAGAAGTGGATTGATTGTTTCTGGAAGGCAAAGCCTTATACACCGGACGGTATTGTTGGTTCAAGCACTTTATCTAGTAAAATCCGAGAATACGCAGCAATTAAGAAGATTCCTCTTCCTCCCTTTATGCACAGGGTTCAAGGGCTAATGGCCGGTGGAATTCCCCTTGGTGTTATTCTTTGTCTGGGCAGTAGCTCTGGATCAGGCAAGAGCACGTTTACAGATGAAATGCTTTACTACTGGATTTTTAATTCTCCGCACAAGGTAGGCATTATTTCTCTTGAGTCTGACAGTGGCGCGTACGCAACAAAACTTCTGTCAAGACACATTGGTAAGAAGATTGATCTAATAGCAGATGAAGAAGCTAAAGTAGATTTTCTAAATACACCCGATGTTCTTGAGCAAGAGAAATTCTTGTTTGCAGATGAAAATGGACAAGACAGATTCTACCTAATAGAAGACCGTGATAATGGTTGGGAAGCTATGAAGGCTTCTATTATGAACCTAATTGTATCGTGTGAAGTTAAGGTAATTGTGCTTGATCCACTTCAGGATGCTTGGGCAGGAATGACACTAGAACAACAAGAGAAGGCGGCTGCTTGGCTTAAAGGGAGTGTTAAAAGTCATGGGGTAACTTATATTCTTATTAACCATGTTCGTAAGAACAGTGGTGGGAATAAGGCCAACTCTCAAGGTGCTGACTTGACAGAAGAAGATTTTCACGGATCTTCTTCTATTTTTAAGAGTAGCGCCTGTAATCTGCTGTTTATGCGCAACAAGGAAGATGAAGACGAAGTAGGAAGGAACACTACAGTAATGAAAATGACGAAGTGTCGGTGGTCTGGGCAGACAAGCCCATTTGCGGGTAAGTTTTACTATGACAATGCTACACATAGCCTGCATGATTTTGATGATTGGATGGGGAACAAGAAGACAGATTTTTAACTAATAGCCCCGAGTGGGGCTATTCTTTTAGGGGCTTATTATAAAAACACTAAACTTTGAAACCGGGCAAAGACTCGATAGTGCTTCACAGATTGAAATACTTGACTTATACAGTAAAGTAGCAGAATGTAGGACTAGAAGAGTAGCTAAGGTTATATGCCACACTTGTAAAGAAGACCCTGAGTTATGGGGAGATGCTGTATTTGAAGCTTCTGTGTATGATCTAAGCAAGGATAGCCTTCCATGCGGTTGTTCAAAATCTGCAAAATTATCTCTGGAACAATGGAGAGTTGTTCTCACTCGGCGGGCAAGCAGCATAGGAGCCGAGTATAGGGGATATGACGGAGAGTGGAACGGCCAGAAAACTAAAATAAACGTATATTGCCCTCTTCACGATTTAACTTGGCATCCAGTAGCTGGCTCCCTTCTGATATTAAAAGGTTGTCCGAAGTGTGCTATCAAACATCGTTCAAAAAGTCGCTCCATAAAAGAGCACGTCATGATAGAAAGATTTGAGAGCCTAGATGTATTTGCTGAAGGAACTAAGTTTGAGAAGCAAGAAGGAAGACGGTGGAAAGTTATCTGTCCGTTATGCCCAGGCAGGGAATTCTTTTCTGATAGGTCTAATTTAATTGCTGGAAAGCGCCCTTGTAATTGCGGGAATGGAGGTGGTTTCGATCAGAAACTTCCCGCGTCTGTCTATGTATTACTCATAGGAAACCAAAGTGGTTCCTTATTTGTAGGATATGGAATCTCCAACTTCCTCGATAGGAGGTTAGTTGGTCATAGAAGAGAGCTTGCTAAGAAGGGTTTTACAATATTAGAAGAACACAGCATAGATACCACTGGAGAAATGGCTTTAACTATTGAAAGGGATTTGAAAAAGCTGTATCCTCTTAACTCTCAAGACGTTACGGGCTTTATCAGAGAGGCTACTTATGATTATTGTTATGAAAGAGTTGTTGATTATCTATATCTAGCAGAAGATTTTTAATAACACCCTTGACAACCACACAAAGCCTAGGCTAACATAGGTACATGGTTACACAGGATGCCTTGCAGAAGAATCGTGCAAGGATGGAGGAATAATGACTGATAAAGAATTTCTACAGTGGATACATGACCGTCTTGAATACGTACATCATGAAAACACTTTGTATGACTACATGCACAAGTTGAGAGCAATTATCCACAATACACCACGCCGATAAGGTAACGCCAAATGTCATCTGAATACTCAAACACAGCTTTCAATGAGCATACGGGAGCCTTGATTAAATCTCGTAATAGTAAGGCGTATGAGGATAACTACGAACGCATATTCTCAAAGAAGGAAACGCCTGAGCAGGAGGACTCCGCAAATTCTGTTGCGGAAGAGGATTGTAAGTAGTTGATTAATATGGTAAAATAGTTGGATTGCTTAATAAGAAAGAGAACCAATGCAAGGATTTATTTATGACATTGAAGCAGATAGCCTATATCTGCAATGCACAAAGATTTGGTACATTCGTCTAACCTCTCTTGACGGCTTACGCACACTCGCAATCAAGCCTTTTGAGATTGGGAATGAAGCTGCAAGAGAGTTGTTCCTTGAGTGGCTACACTCCTTTGAGGATGGTTGCTACATCGTTGCACATAACCAGCTTGGATTCGACGTATGGGCTTTGTGGAAGCTATTGAAGATTGTTCCTCGTGTTGGTAAAGAAGGTAAGGACTGGATAGATGGTAAGCCTGTACAGTTTATTGATACATTTGTGCTGTCTATGTATCTGGTTCCTGATTCTCCAAAGCACTCACTAGAGTATCTTGCTTCTGGTAGTGAAGACGAGAAGATGGATTATCGCCAAGCACTCGTTAATGCCGGGGTTATGGTAGGCAATGAGGCCAAGGCACATGAATTTTCATTTTACCACCCTATTATGGATAGGTATTGTGATGATGACGTAAGTGCGAACATGGGTGTGTTCAAACGCCTATGGAATAAGGCTGTTGAAATGTATGGGGATACTTGGCTGCACAAGTCGTTTAGGCAAATGCAGAAAGACTACTGGCTGTATTCTGCACAAGCTTTCACAGGAGCTAAGTTTCATCAAGAGCGAGCACGAACACTGGTTACCCACATTGAAGAGAAGATTGCTGAACTAAAGGCGGAGGTTGATCCTGAGCTTCCTCCAAGGCCATTGAAGAATGCTGAACAAGCTTTTTACAAGATGCCAGCAAAGCCTTACACTAAGTCGGGTGAGCTATCAGCCACTATGGTTAAGTGGTTAGAAAAGCACAGGGCTACTCTGCAAGAGGGAACAATCTTGGCTTATGGGCTTACTGTACCTCTTGTTGCGGGAGAAGTATTGCCTGTAAAGCTACCAATGGAAATTGACGATAATACTGAGCTGAAGGATTGGTTTATTGCTAATGGTTGGAAGCCTCATGATGACTTCTGGAACTTTAAGAAAGACCCTGTAACAAAGAAGCCTATGAGGGATGAGAACGGGAAGTTTATTAAAACTACACCAAAGATTCAGCATCAAGGTAATATCTGTCCTAACCTTCTACAGATTGAAGGGGAAATCCCTAAGAAAGTAGTTAAGTTTCTTTCGTATAGAAACCGTAAGGGTGTAGTGGAAGGATGGCTAAGTAATTGGAGACTCGGTTTTGACGGCAGAATTAGTGCAGAGATTTCAGGGTATGCTCCGACTAGCCGTGTCAAGCATCGTACTGTCGTAAATTGCCCCAAGGCAGATGTAAAGGTGTTGCTTGGTGCAGAAATGCGGGACTTGTGGATTGTCGAAGATGGGTTCTGGTTCTGTGGCACTGATGCTGCTGCACTGGAAAATAGAACACTAAGCCACTACACGACAAAATATGATGGTGGCAAATTTGCCCAAATGAACCTAGATGGGGACATACATAGCTTTAACGTCTTTGCTTTCTACCCTCACTTATCAAAAGAGTTTGACATAAGTGATCCTTCAAATAAGGAGAATCCAAAGTTTAAGCCTTGGCGTAATAAGGCTAAGACCGGCGCCTACTTGCTTGCATTTGGAGGGGGAGCACCTAAGCTGGCTTCTAGCCTTGGGTTATCTAAGAAGGAAGGTAAGATAGCCTATGACAACTATTGGCAAAAGAACGAGGGTCTTGGTAAGCTTAAAGAGGCAGTAGAGAACTACTACAACACCAAGGGTAAGAAGAAGTATATCCCCGGTATTGATGGGAGGCTTGTAAGTGCTCGCGGTGCTAATGTACTTATCTCGTGTTTAGGGCAAGGGCTTGGTGCTATTGTTATGAGTTATGCTGCTTGCCTGATGGATAGTTGGCTAGGGGAGTTAGATATTGATGATCTTGGTCGGCCCTACTACACCTATCAAGACAAGATTGTAAGACGCACCATAATGATGCACGATGAGTATTCTTGGGAGTCTGAAGATGGTATTCAAGAAGAGATTAGGGAGATGAGTGTTCGGGCTATTGTAAGGGCAGGAGAGATTCTTAAACTATCTCTACCCCTTGCAGGAGAAGGTAAGCTTGCCTTTCAAGGATCATGGAAAGATGTACACTAATGCAACCCTCTAAACCCCCTGTATTCATAGACTCCTACTTAGAAGCCGATCCATACAGGTATCACCCTTCTGGGTCTCCATACTTAGGTTTATCCCTACTCCAGCAGAAAGCTCTAGCAAGGATTAGACGCCCGAAAGGTCGTACCCCAGCTGGCATCCTTAAACAGCTCAGAGAGCCTAGCAAGGAAGACTATGAGAAGCTTGTGTTAGCCTGTGCTCAAGCTCTTATATTTGGTGGAGACATGGCTGTTGATACGCGTTTAGATAGAATCACTGTGGATATCGAGCTAATCTATAACTATAGGAGATACTTTAAGAAAAGCTTTCCTAGAGTGTTCCCTGTGGCCTATAAGGATTGGAGTATAATCTGTAGATTCAGAGTGGACAGGTTGTTAGGCTGGCTCCACAGCGAAGGACACAGTAAATTTACAGCTAGGCAGCTTCGTAAGCAACTGTGGGCGATAGCAGCAGAACAAGATAGGCTTAACTTTGTGTATGATTATGGGACTAACCAAAGTATTAATGAAGTGTATGCTGATATCATTGGGGATGCTGAGAGACAAACTGAGAAGGCTAAACGTGGAAGGAGACATTACAGAAAGAAGCAAAAAGAGCTTGACAGTGTTAGTCCAATATGTGATAATGTCGTTTCTGAAGTACAACATGGAGAAGGAAGATGAAATCTTACTGGGCCGCAGCATTTAAGTATACTGGAAGTTTTAACAAGGAATATGAGATTGATACTGCCGCTGGGCTGTTTACAACTCGGAAGGCTGCACGCAAATATTGCAAGATGGAAGTTCTCGCAGACGTCTGGGGCACCCTTAAAATGAAGCCAGTCAAGGCTGTTTTTGTTATCTAACATCAAAGGAAAGTAAAAGTGAAAAATAGTATTTGGGTAGTTGAAAGTAATATCTTGGGCAAGTGGATTCCTACGGTTGCTCTAAGCACGCGACAAGAAGCACGTAAGCGGCAAGAGAAGCTTATTGAGCCATCGCGCGTTAAGAAGTACGTTGCGCAGTAACAAGGAGGAATTATGACACGTCTAGCTAAGGTAGGATCGGTAGCAGAGCTTCCTGTGGAGCTGGCTCCTTATATTTCATTTCAAGTAGTTGATGGGAACATTGAAGCAGTGGTGCTCACTATGAATGACAAGTTTGTACGTATTGTTAAATCTGGAGAGTACTCTGTGAGTTTGAAGGTACTTAAGGAAGAGCCCAAGAAAGAAGTGGAGCAATGGGTTCTATCTGGTAAGTATCTTGGTCTGTCTGATGTGAGTGAAGTATTTACCTCAGAACGTGAGGCCGATGCTCGCCTTGATGAGTATAAAGAGAAGGCTCATTACACTGATACTGGCCTTGAGATTAAGAAGTGTTCAGTATTTGTAACACAAGATAAGCTTTAATTAAACAACTAAGGAGAAGGTATATGGCGTTTGATAGTTACTCTGCCAAGGGCAGTGACACGAGTACGGAGTCACCCCGTAAAGAAGTAGATTACGAAGCAATGAATAAGTATTTGGTGGAAACGGCTAACCTTGAAAATCGTGAAGTACTTGTGGGCTATGTGTCTGCTATTGTAGATTTGGGCACCCAAGCGCAGGAGGATGCAGAAGTTGTATTCAATGGCAAGCCTGAAGATGAGGCAGGGGAGATTGAAAAGCACCCTAATACTTATTTCAAGGATGGCTACGACCAGCAAACTAAGAAGCAGGCACGTTTCAAGTGCTGGCCGCAGAAGCCTATTCAATCTGTAGCAGTAGCTGTGGATTTCCCTGATATCCTTGTGGATAAGGGCCAATTCTTTGGTGAGAGCAATCCTCTCCCGTTGCGCCTATGGCTAGGTAATCAATTCTACCTACAAGGTAAGGGTATGGTGGTTGGGCGTCCTACTCCGCTGAAGATTAATAAGGCTATGGGCTTCTGGAGCTTTGACCAGAAACACCTGCTATACAAGATGGCTGTTGGTGCAAAGCTTATTAAGCCCGGCGAAGCTTTCATGCCGCAAGATATTGACAAGCTGCTTGGTGTAAGTCTTCAGTTTGAGGCTCAAGTTTTCTTCAAGGAGAACAAGGGCAAGCAGTACCTTACTGAGTATGTCAAGTACGTGTCAGGGCTTGGCCGTGGTCAGAAGGATTGCGAGCTTGTTGTTAAGCCTGTCCTTGTACAGTTTAATCAACCTAATGCTGATGAAGCCCTGAAGAGTATCCGTAATCACGTTATCAACACTATCAAGATGGCTGAGAACTATGAGGATAGTGAGATTAAGAAGCAGCTAGAGAAGCTTGGTATTGGGGCATCTAAGCCTGCACAAGAGGCTCCAGAGGGGGATGATAGCCAAGCGCAGGAAGAAACGCCTGTAGAGGCTGTAGCAGCCCCTGCGAAGGGTAAGGTGCCTAAGAAGGCGGCTACTACAGTAGCTACTTCGGTAGCTCCTCCTGTTGGTGATATTGATGACTCTGACCCATTTTGAGTTGATGTAATAAAGCCCTCCCTTTCGGGAGGGCTATTTTGCAAGGAACTGTATGCGGCTTGTATGTGATTTTGATATTATAAAATTTAGAGCTGCTGCTGTAGCAGAAGAACGCTCTATTCATGTTGTGCACAATAGGACAGGAGACGAACATACTTTTAATACTCGTACAGAGTTCTATGGTGGGTATAAGAGGAAAGACGGGGGATGGCTGTCTAAACAAAACTTTGGGAAAATGTCTCCCATGCTTCCTGAAGAATTTACCATTACAGATGTACAGGAAAAGAAGCCATTTGTAATCGCCAAGCAGAGCGTAGATGGGCAAATTGAGAACATTCTTAACACGCTCAACACTACAGATTACTATGGATACGTGGGTAAGGGAGACAGCTTCAGAGTGGAGTACTCAACGCTTCTTCGCTATAAGGGAAACCGTATCAACCAGTTACGGCCACTATACCTTGAAGATGTTGCACAATATCTAATTAAACAACACCACGCCAGTATCGTCACACACTTAGAGTGTGACGACAAAGTTGTGATGGATTGGTATGCCAAAGAAGCTGACGTAGTGCTCATGATGGAAAAGGATGGCTACGGTACTGGGGTAAAGCTGTTTAATCCAGATGAAATGGGTGTCCCAATTGATACATCTGGTCTTGGTGGTCTATACCTTAATGTCAAGAGGGATGTTAAGGGGCACGGCAGGAAGTGGAAGTATTTTCAAGCACTCAGCCAAGACGACAGCGATTGCTACAAGGCAAACTGTATGTCAGAAGTGAAGTGGGGAGAGAAGGCTGCCTTCCAACTGTTGGACCCCTGCAAAAATGATAAGGAATGCCTAGAAGCACTTGTGAAAGGATTCAAGACTCTGTATCCAGAACCTAAAGTGGTTACGGGCTGGCGAGGAAACGAGATAGAGATAGACTGGTACTACGTCATGAATGAATGCTTCAATCTCGCCCATATTCACAGAAAAGAAAATGATTTTATTGATACGAAGCAATTGTTAGATAAGCTGAAGGTGGAGTATGCCTAAAGGAGAATGAAATGCGTTGCGAACCAATGATTAACACAATCCTAGAGGTAATTGAAGACATTAACTCTGACATTTTCCAGAGTTGTCCTTGTGAAGATCAGCACATAGGTCTAACCCTCAGAACGGACACCTACAACATCATTGTGGATTTTTGCGGTATCCAAGTGTGGAATTGGGAGGGGAGTTCTGTTCCTGAAGGAGAAGACGAAGACTGGACGAAGAAGAGTCTTGATAATGAAATTCGTCAAGAGGTGTCTATGTTCCTAGATCAACTTAAAAACATTAGCTTGTAAAGGACACCATATGAATTGGGATCATTATTTTTACACAGTAAGAACGCTTGAAGATTATTGCTTACTGAGAGGGACAGGAATGCTCTGGGAATTGTTCTGTGATGCCCCCTCTACTTGGTCAGAGCATATCTCAGCTAAGTTAGCCCTATATGGGCGTATTGATGAGCCTATTATTGTTTCTAAGGGGAGTTATGAGTAAAGAGCCGTGGGAAGAATGGCCTGAAGTGTGGGGAACAAAAGCTAAATTCTTTGCTTGGCTTCGTGGAGGGTTTAGGCAAGCCATATGGAGCAAGTACCCCGGAAAGATCATCTTCAAGAATAATCAATGCTCGCCTCCTCCAGAGGGCTACAAGGGCAGAGCTAAGACTGGCACAGAGTGTGCCCTTACAGGCGTATGGACGGGCAAGAGTGCTCTGGAAGTGGATCATATTAAAGGGGAAGCATCCCTTAGAGGCTGGGAAGACGTAGAGAGCTTTGTTCGTCACTTATGTACAAGTGGAGACAATATGCAACTTGTGTCGAAGGAAGCCCACAAGGTGAAGTCGTATTGTGAGCGTATGGGATTGACATTTGAAGAGGGGCTATTGGAGAAGGAAGTAATTAAATTCAAGAAGCTCTCTACCAAGGAACAGCAGGAATGTTTGACAAATGTATGCTTAATTGATATAATGCTACCTAATGCAAAAGCGAGAGCTGAAGCCTTTCGTAATTACCTGAGGGAGAAAGAACAATGACTGCAACAGACTACCACTTAGAGACTTCCGGTTTAGAGTTTGAAGCAATGGAACGGGAGCTACATTTCCTACGCTACTTCTATGACGCAGCAGGAGAGGCTTTTGGTTGTGCTTCTGATGATGTTTATCAGCTTATTAAGGATGATTATACAGATGATGAAGGTCCATTGCCGGAGGGTATTGATGAGTAGTAATTGGAAAGAAAGAGCATTATCCCTTGCAGCACAGGGAGCAAGCTGGCGGAACATTGCACAAGAAGTGGGGATTGCAAAGAGTACCTGTAGTGATTTCTTACGTAAGCAGGCTACAATCAAGGAAGTAGCTAAGTCCCGCTTCACTGTGGATAACACTGGAAACTCTGAGCGTGTGCTGTTGCTTTCAGATATGCACATTCCCTACCACCACAAGAATACACTAGACTTTCTATCAGACTTGAATAAGGAGTACAAGCCTACTCGTATTATCTGCCTTGGGGACGAACTAGACAAGCATCAGCTAAGCTTTCATGATTCTGACCCAGAGTTGTTTAGTGCAGGAGATGAGCTTAATGCAGCACTACCAGTAATTGACTCTCTACACAAACTATTTCCTGTAATGGACATTCTTGAGAGTAATCACGGTAGCCTTATCTATCGCAAAGCAAAGCATCATGGCATTCCTAGACAATACTTGAAGTCTTATAACGATGTTCTGCGTGTAACCGATAGATGGAAATGGCATTTTGATTTGACTATTAAGTTGCCTACAGGACAGTCTTGTTACTTGCACCATGGTAAGAGTGCTGATGTGCTTAAACTTAGCCAACAAATGGGAATGAGTGCTGTACAGGGGCACTTTCACAATGATTTGTCTATTAAGTATTGGGCTAACCCTAATGGGCTTTATTGGGGGCTGCAAGCAGGGTGCCTTATTGATGATGAGAGTCTTGCCTTCACTTATAACAATGTGAATATCAAGCGCCCCATCATTGGCACGGGACTTATTATTGAAGGAACACCTATTATTGTTCCAATGAAGCTTTAGGAGGGATTATGGCAATAGTCCAGACCAATCTTAATACAATCCCTTGTGGGATAGCCTTAGATAACTCTACTCCTCATAGAGCGGCATTCAATAGACACAAAGCTCTTCCAATGTTTATTGATATTCTTAGTGATGGAAGCGGATATGCAATATGGGGAGAGAGTTGTCTAACCCTTCAAGGAATTGATTACGATTACAATAAGTGGTATGATGTATCTCAGGAAGGAGTATTCAGAGAGTATTTCAGAGGTGTCCTAGATCGAGACAGAACACCACAACAAGGTATTTTCTTTACAGGAGGGTTTGTATGAGTAAGCTAGAAGGCTGTGTATTAGGTGTTCTACAAATGAATAACATCATTAACGCAGGAAAGCCCATTAACTTAGAAGCACAGGTACGAGTTGTACGAGAAGAAGGGAGAGAGCTGTACAACGCTGTTACACAGAATGAAGGCCCTGAGCAAGTATTGAAGGAAACAATTGATGTGCTTGTTACAGCATTTGGAGCCTTACAAGCACTTATCAAACAAGGGTACGATGTATATGGTGCATGGGAAGCTGTTAATGAAAACAACATGAGTAAGTTTCCCGCATCGGCTGCCGATGCGATTTACACAGCAGAAGCGTATGCTGCTAGTGGGATTGCCACCACTGTTTCACAAGACCCTGTTTCCTCCTTGTTCGTGATTAGGAATAACGCGGGGAAAGCCCTCAAGCCTCATGGGTATATCCCTGTAGATTTGAAAGCCTATTTGCCAATGGACAGCCAAGGAGAAACGCTATGAAGTACTTCAAGAATCTAGGAAAGCAAATGTCTCTCTATTACGCTGTGGAGAGTCCCAGTAAGCTCACTGTGATTATTGCTCAGGCTGTAGAGGGGGACACAGCTTTGAATAGTTATTCTATCGAGAAGTGGGACGTTAAGAACAACACTGCTGATGTGCTAGGTGTAAAGGCTATCTCTACACATGAAGAAATGACAGCTAAGGAGTTTACTGGAGTCAAGAAGGCTGCAATGGACTTCATCAAGACTGTAGAGGCTTAATATGATTGTTGGAATTTCATTCTACGATATTGTTAAGCTACCAGAGTTTTCTAAGCTATCTATTTTTGATCTATTACGCCCTGAAATGGACAGCAAAGTAGCGCCTTACTTATGGGAGATTGGGGCAGATATTGATAAGCCTGTGAAGGTGCAAGCATGCCAGCATCGAACACTAGACGGAGCTGTAAGGATTGGTTATCGCTATGTGTATCCTGAACGTACAGATTACACTTGGACTCGTAGCTCTGGGTGCTCTATGGCTGGGCGTATCGCTGCACAGAAGGACAAGCACCTAGCTTCAGATATGGTAAGGCTATCGACTCAAGGAACAAGCTGGAGTGGCTATCAATTGATGGTTATTCGGGCAGCAGGGCAAGAAGGTATGACGTTTGACGAAAAGCAGCAACAGAATGAAGAAGTAGAAGCAAGTACAAGCATGATGCAAAAGCTCAAAGAGATTCAGATTCGTATCCGAGGGCACCTAAGCATTGATGAAGACACTCTAAACGTAATTGACAGTAAATACTAACCTAAAGGAAACATTATGACTAATGAAATCGTTCTAACTAGCGAACAACGTGCTCTACTGAAGGAATACAAGAAGGAAGCCTTCACTTATCTATCTACTGTCTCAGAGGCAAAGGAAGCCCTTAAAGAAGTTGTAGAAGCTCTTGCTGAAAGCACTGGACTAAAGAAGGCTGTAGTGAATAAGCTATTCAAGGATTCATTTGATAACAAGGTAGATGAAAACCTAGCGAAAGCTGAGACAATTAAATGGCTATCAGAAGATGACCATGTAGCAGATAACATCGAACAAGAGTAACAACACAAAGAGAAAAGCCCCTACCGAAAGGCAGGGGCTTCTTTCATTACAATGTACTGGCTAGGATAAAGATATTGTCTAGTTCTTCCTCTGTTTTATTCAAAGCAACTGCCAGATTTAACACTAGAGGGTTATCCCTATAGAACGCAGTAGAGTAGAACCAAGCATCCTTCACCTCTTCATCTGCTGTTGCTACGGCGCCCTCTACAGCCTCTCTGAGCCCTACAATAGACAAGGCTCTCCTAATCTGCCTAGGAGACACTTCGTAAGGCACTACAGGGGCAGGAGGCTCAGGAGGAGGGGCATTCCTGATAGCCTCAATCTCGGCTTCACGTTCAGCTTGTAGGCGCGGCTCTAGCTCTTCTCCCCATGCCCTAGCCACTTC